TAAGTGATGATTTCTTTAAAGAAATTGACGGTTCTATAAAAAAGAATTGCAAGAATGTAAATGATGTCAAGACTTATCTTTTTATGTTCCAAGGATTCAGCAATGACTTGATGATGCTGATAGGTAATTTGATGCAATGGAAATTCCGTATGCCCAGCGTAATGAAAAAAATGTTACGTAACATGACCGAGAAAACAATTCATGATATCATGACCAAGACCGACTGGAAAGACGAAAGCGTACACAAGACCTGTGTTGCCATCCGTAAATACAAACAAGCCTTAGGATATTCTGAAAACTGGATGACGGAATATGTGTATAACATTGTATTACTGGCTAAAAAAGAACCAAAGCCAAAAGAATAATCATTAAAGACTATTCAACTTTAACATCAACTCCCTGTTTATCAGGTGTTAATTGTGTAGAGGTGGGCTATTCCTAACATACAGCCGTACATGAGCCGGTTAATATTAGAATTTGTTTCGAGTACAAAGATATACAGAGTTGTTTAATATAAGGCGTTTATTATCAGGTTTTTGTGTAGGTTTTCACTTTCCGACAAAAGTGAAAGGAGTATTGAACTCATTAAGAGATACATGGATGGAAAAAGCCCCCGAAAAAACGTTGTTTTCGAGGGCTTTTGATGTTGTACAGACCTGTTCGTTTTTGAAGTGAACCGGTTGTTTTGGGTCAATCTGCGTATCGTCGATTGACGGGTTTGACGTGTATCTCGATACGCCTGTCGTCCAAGATTCGGCGGACGGCTTTCCATAGGGGAAGTTTTTCTACTCCGGCCAGTTTCATGGCCTCGACTATCATTGTGTTTTCAACTAATTGAAGGTAGTCTTCTTCCCGGAGTTCGACGTATTTGTGGAGGTCTTTTTTGAGTTTCGCCATAAGTCACGGGGTTGAATTGTTATTTTTCACCGAAATCAGCGGGCGTCTCACCCCACAGAGAGTTATTCCAGTGGAGCACTTCGATTTTGTCGATTTCGGAGGCCATCGCTTTGAGGAAGACTTCCGCTTTTTTGAGTGCGGCGTTTCTTTTGCGCGAGGCCGTTCGTTTCTCGTTGAACCACGTCAGGGCGGTAAGGCTATCGGTGTAGATGATTGCCGGACTGAAACGATGTTCGATGATGTATTTTGCGGCTTCGACGACGCCCAAAAACTCACCGATGTTGATGGTCTGGTTTCCGATATTCTGCTCAAAGAGGAGTTCTCCGGTGGCCAAATTAACGGCTCTGTACCGGGTAACTCCTCTTTTCATAGAATGTGCCCCGTCAGTGGCTATTCCATGTTCCGGACGCATCATAGGTCCGGAATGGGCGGTGTGCAGAATCCGTCGTCGGCCATTCTCCGCAGAAGTCTTGTGGCAGCGGATTTGAAACTGTTGATTACGCCTTCCAAGTTTTCGATGTCGGTGCGGCGTTGCAATAAGGAGACAACTCCCGATACTGTCTTGCTGGAGTATGAATTACCACTCCACGGATCGAAATAAACGGTTTTGTTTCCGAAGTTGACTGTTACCCGGTATGTTTCCCCGGATATCACCAGTGTGTCGATTGTGGCCTTGAAAAGAAGCGGTGTGGCCGCTACTACGACAAAACCGTTGCGTGAGTGCATTGCTTTGAGTTCGACCGAATATAGGACGTTCGGCAGGACTTTACCTTTCAGGTCTTCTGACAATACACAAATTTTCTTCTTGTAAGGTGAATCCTCACGTACTCCTCGCAGTTGCTTGGTCTTTGAGTGGCGCGATACGAATCCGATAATCTCGCCAGTTCTTTCCGAGGTCGCAAATTTCAATTGCGTTCGCTCTGATATCATACTCTGTTTTCATATTTTTCCAATCTGGTTTTACGCTCAATTAACAAAATGTAAATCAGTCATTATTATTAAAAATCATAACGCAAATTTATATTTTCGTTTTGGAGTAAACAAATAAATTTACTACTATTTTTAGACCGATAAACCGGCTATTTACAGAGATAAACAGAGTTTGTTACCATAGTCTTTCGTCTTCGGAAAAATGGCTGAAACGTTCGTCGGCAGTGGAGGTTGAGTGGTTGCCGTGACATTTCCAGTACCGATAGACTCTTTCGCCTTTTTCTATACGGAAATAAATATCGTCGGCGTTGATGTACTGCACACCTTGTTCGGTGGCCGGATTGATCCATGAAGCGGAATTTGCTATCCGTGGGTTCTTTCCGACATACAATTTCTGTTTCTCGGTGCCGAAAATGAAGATGTTCTGCATCCGCACGTCATCGTCCACATCGAACCGGCGGGCGTATGCGGCAAAGTCGTAGATGTCGGTTTGGAGCAGGCTCCCGCCGAAGTAGAATGCTGCACTGTCTTGGAGTTTGCAGAATGCCAGATTCAAAGGTCGGCGTAGTCGGATTTCGTTCAGCCGTTCTGTTGTAACGGCATTGTTGGTGACGTAAACTACACGGAATCCGTTTCGGGTGGTGTCGCATACTTCGAGATGCCGGACGACCTCCTGCGAGCGGTTGATGCTGTCATCAATCGGGTCTCGTGAGCGGATGCAGTCTTTCAGCAGGCCGATACAGATGATAAGTATCAGGAGTACCCACGGAAGAAGCCGGAAGCCTATCCGCCACCGGATTTCCCGTTCCGTCTGTCGTTTCAATTCTTCTTCTGTCATGATATCATTGAATTAAAGGTGTTTCGGAAGGATTAACAATCCCCGTTTGTTGAGTTCCGCACGGAGCATTTTCACTAACTGCTCCAAATTCTTCACTTCCTGTCTTTCGCCGGCCTTACGATAAAATAGCGGGGCGAAATAGAGTTTGTGGTCGTCCTTGGTCGGATACGAGAGACCGCCGAGACAAACTTTCGGGGTCCGTATCTGGAACAGTCCGTTGACCAGTTTGCATTGCTTGGAGGACGGCACCGTGATTTCGTATTCGGGAAGAGCTTCGGCCACCATTTTCAGAATGGGACGGATGACTTCATCCGCATAATTCGGTACCGTAATGTTCAGTTTCGGCACGGGCTGCCGTTCGGCTTCGGCACGTTCGATGATGTCGAGTTGTCCGGAGGCTTTTGCCGCGCGCTGAAAGTAGCTGTTTAACAGTTCTTCTATTGTCATAACGTTGCTTTTAATGGTTCATGTAAATAAAGAATAATGGTCCGGACGAAGGAACCGGTGCAATCCGCTTTGTTATTTTTATGCGGCAGCTTCGTCGATGTGCTGCTGCGCCTCCTCGATGGAAGAGATAGCTTCGTCAATAGTATCGATGGCATCGGTCATGCGGGAGCCTTTGTCTGATGACTGGAGGCTTTCGGGCATGTTGTCGTAGGCATCCTGTTCTTCGTCCTTGATGTCGTTTAAGGATGAGATGATTTCGTCCAGTGAATCTCTCACATCTTCGAGTTGTTTTCGTCTGTCTTTGTTCATGATTGATTGGTTTTATTGATATGATATTGAATGAAATTTTGCTGCATTGTAAATCATTCATATCTTTGCATTTAAGTATTAAAGTATGTTTATGTCTAATTTTGAAATAATTATCAATTGTATTACAGCCCTCGGTGCTTTGGCAACCGCAGGAACCTTTATTTATGTGATTAGAAGTCAAAAAGGGACTCAAAAACAGATTGACAGTCTATCCCAAATGGCAGCTACATTTACGCGCCAATATGAAATGGCACGTATTCAGGCCGGGAACACCATATACCCCAAAATCCAAATTACATTGAAACATGATGTGATGTGGGGTATGAAGATATTGGTCAAGAATTTGTCTTATCCCATTGAGATTTACCGTATAATTGTACATACAGACCAGCATCATTCCGATATAACCATAAAGCCTAAAGGGGATTATATCGCTATAAGGCAAGGTGAAACCAAACCTATATTACCTGGCGAAATGGTGCGACATCCTTTGTACTTATATTCAGCATCTCTTCGACTCTTTTTGGTAACCCCTTTCGATGAGGCGTATGAAATAAGATATGCGATTAGCAATGAGCAGGAATCCTATCAATCTGAGGCTATTCCCATTTTGTTCCGTAAAGAAGACCATGAAAATGATACAGAATCCACTATCTCAGCCAAAGAATATAGTATTCACGGAAATATACCCGGAACGGTAGATGATAATTTTCCGGAAATTTCTCGGGATTCTGAGTGCATTTAGTTCTTTCACAAGACAATTAAGGTGGGCAACAACCTGATGCCGGGGCGAAACATACGATGTCTCCAGTGTTGTTGGAAAAGATGGTTACGCTTTCTCCGATTTGCTCGCGTGCGGCTTTCTTTGCGTCCCGCAAGCGGACGAAGGAGAGCTGGTCCCCGTACCATTTGTCGCGGAACCAATAGTTCGTGGTTGTGAGCTTTGAGACTGTGATACGGGTAACGGCATCTGTTCGGGAAGCAAGTAGCAGTTCTGCCGCATTCCGGAGAAAATACGGCCAGTCATGGTACGGCATTTTCGACCGCCAGAGGTTCTCTTTGAGAATCAAAGGTTGAATGCTGGCTTCTTTTCCGGTATGGTAACCTAAAATATCAGCATAGGCGGCTTGGGTGGAGCCATCCGACAATGTCGAGAAACCGACTCCGCCATCACGACCGGTCGGCTCGAATTTGCCCCAAGCGGATTTCACTTGCCGCACCACGACTTTTGGCATACCGGTTTCGTCCATCCCATCGTGCAACAATACCGATGCGGAACGGCCGAGCTTCTTCGCTAATGATTTCGATATGAACATGGTATCAGCATTTAGAACGGTAGCAGTAATACGGTATAGCTAACGATTCCCTCATCTTCCCACCCTCGCATTTTCAGAGCGGATTTCAGGTTCGTGTAACATCGCACGAATCGAGAATACGGGCTACTGCTGTAGTGCTGACGTTCAATCTCTGCTTTTTTTGCATAGACCAGATTCATCAATTCATCATCACGATACCCTACATGAAGTCCGTCGATTTTGATTTGCCTGAACAGTTCGCTGATTTCCGAGAAGTTTTTCTCTATAAGAGAAGCACTCTCACAGTATTCCGGATATAGTTCCCGTATGGTCGGAAGGAGTTTCGTAACCCCTTTCAGCTTGAGTTTGGGATTATTCTTTGCGATTTTCCGTAACTCGCGGAAGAGTTTTTCAACTTCTGCAAGCTGAATCCGATTACGCTTCGTCAGGTTTATAAAGAGGGTGTTGGAATTACTGACCCGTATTAGGTTATCTGTTATTTCATAAACAACATCCTCGATGAGAGGACGCTGGAGGTATTCTTTTCTATCTGTTTCCATAATTTCCGTGTTAATCAATTATTTGTATGAACCGGACATAGTCTTCGGTATCGTTAAAGCATTCATCGTTGATGCGCTCGGCCAATTCATCGAGCGTCAGGCGTTCGACTTCGTATTCGGTTTCGTCATCTTCGTCTGTGGTACTGCGAGAAGGACCGTTTCGCCAAACTTCGAGCAGTTGCGCATCGGAAATGTTGCGGTCGAGATGATGGCAACTCCAGATAAAGGCATAATAGCATGGTTCTCCCGCTTCATCCTTGTGCTGCCAATTCTCAAACGCCTTGATGTTGTCGTTATCCAACAGCAGATTCTGCCAGTGTTCCTCGACAAATTCCCGTATCGAACCTTCGTCGGCGTTGCTGTTCTGGAGGAGGATTTCAACGGCATGGTCTTTCCATGTTTTCTGTTCGATGCTTAACTCGACGTACCTGTTCCAGAGTGTTACAAGCCAGTCTATGTTGATTTCACTGAGATTGCGGTTCGTTTGCCGAATACTTTCGTCCGAGGCTTGGAGCGTACAAGTTCCATCTGCTTGATAGTCGGTCAGGTTATACCTTACATAGCAAGGATAGCCGTCTTCCCCTTCTTCTTCCACATACACGATGTGAGGCAACCACCCGTCGGGACGTTCGGATATGTGGCAGAGGGAATCTATGATATTCTGAGATAATTTCAGTTCTTGTTCTTGCGGTGTCATAAATCGATTTGAGAAGGTTGTTGTGATATGCAGGTAGCCGGAAAATCAATATCCTCTTCCTCGAAATCGGTTTGATTTTCCTTGTTGTATTCTTCGACCACCGATGCAGGGATATATGTTTCTCCGTCGATGTCGAAGCTATGCTTTTCGAGAAGCCGGTTCAAGGTTGTGCGGTCTCCCTGAATGATTTTCTCGATGTCATTTTTGGCCCCATGTACGGTTATGCCCAATCGCAGCCAGAGATTTCTTTCCGGCTGGGGCGCTTCGTCAGTTTTCGTGAGAATGCGGTAATCGTCCCACAGGTGGGCGTCCGATACGCCTTGCACGTAGGCGTCGTATTCCGCTTTTGTAGGGAATTCAATGTCTTGAACTACGCCGCCGTTGTCCATCAGCCATTCGGCTGACGGGATTTGGCCTGTTTCATTATAGTATCTGATGGCATCGCCACCGAAGATGATTGTTGCTTTTGTCATAGTGCAGGATATTTGGGTTGTCATTTTTCCATTTTCTAAAAACCACCCTCATCCTTGCGGCCACAGATTTCGGTGTTCACGATGAAGTCGCCCACGATTTTCGTATCATGGTGGAGTTGATCGAGGATGTTGTCGATATCTTCCTCGGACACCTCGTTACCGTTTCTGTTCTCGATGTCGTAGCGAACAGTGGCGTAACCCGTCTTGACTTCGGTCGCCTGAGCACCAATGCTGTCGCAGGCGATGCCATCAGGAGAAGTGATGTCGAATTTCATCAGTTTGACCACACGGTCATACTCTTCGTCGTAGAATCGGTTGTATTCTTCCTGATATTCTTCTTTGTAGCAGGTTCCACTGTCTGGATCGTCCGGGTCTTCCGGTTCGACGAACGCTTCGAAGGTTTGCTGGTATTTATCTACCAGTCGGGCTACGGCGAGCTCGCTGGCAATTTCCATGATGGACGAATTGATTTCGTCTTTGTTTTCTTTGTAATACTGGTGTAAGTCCATATCATTGTTTTTTAGAATTTCATTTGACAGGGAATCTGCTTTATGCCCAGTGCGAAGGCAAGAAAAGCAAGTATTCCTGCGTAGTGCTCAGGTAGAATTTCGAGCGCATGTGTAACGGTGCCTTCATGGTCATTGATGCCACTGGCTTTTAATCGCCCTGCTCCGTCGAGATAAACGTTGGTTATATTGATGGTCCGGGAACCGTATCGCCCGTGAAAAAGCATCGTCACGGGATAGTCGTAACCTCCATGCTCATCGGTTATCGGATATGACGTGATATTCCCGCCATGCCGGACAAGCAGACGTTCGATGAGCTGTTTCATCCGCTGTTGCAGCTCTAATTGATATTCATGCAATTTTCGGCACTCTTGTGTGTCCTGCCGGCCGTTATCGGGATAGTTCCGCCGCATGTAGGCGGTTATTGCTGCTTCGGCCGACCCGTAATCGTGAATCTCTCCGCCCGGGATGATAAAACTATTCAGCATCTCGGTTTTCGACGCATCCTTAGGTTGCCGATACACCCGACAAAGGATATCGTCCATGTGGTCGATATGTGTATTTCCGGTCGATAAGTATTCGATAGTGTAGTCTCCGTATTTCATAATTTGACGATGTATTTTTCTGTTAATTCCGCACGTAGTTTCCGATTGTCACCTGCGATTTGGCCGATTAGTTTTTTGATGCGAGTGTTAGCCAGTTCAGCGACCTTTTGAGGTGTCGGCCGGGGCATTGCGAATTTCCGGCAGGTCTCGGAGCAGTATTTCTGCTGGGATCCGAGCGGTTTTCCGCAGGCCGGACAGCGGCGTTGCCCGTCACGTCCGAGGACTTCCAGTATGCAGGCATGGATGCTCTGCCACCATTCCAGACGGTCGATTTCGTGGTCCTGAACTGTAACGGTGTTGCCGAACTGCCGAGCTTCGACTTCCACGGATATTTGGGAGTCCTCGACCACGACTTTGATGACCGGGTCGTCATACGGCTGCCCGTCGTTGTCGAACCAGATGACGTAGGCCGGATCGTTCAGTTCTTCGTAATTTTCCAACGAGAGTTCCGTCAGGCCGTTATTTGTCAGGATGGCTGCGATGGCGGCCATGATATTGCTGATGTTGTCCATAAAAGGGTTTTATTAAGATTAGTTGATATGTTGGAGAGGCGGGCGTTGCCCGTCCTTTGATTTTTCAAAAAAAGTGGAGCTGCCGGGACTCACGTCAGGACAACTCCGGTTATCATTATGGCGAATGATATATCAATAATTCAGTTGGATGTTTCCATAGACACTGGCAATCTCTTCCTGCCGGATGCCCAGATAGACCATTGTCACTTGCGGTGACGAGTGTTTCAAAATCATCGACAGCAGTATGAGCGCTTCGGTGGTACGTCCCATCGATTCGTAAACGTAGCGGCCGAAAGTCTTGCGGAAGGTGTGGCTGGAGAATCGCTTGATTGGCAGCCGGTATTTTACCCGCAGGTATTTCAGGGTGTCGTTGATGTATTGGATGGTATAGGGTTTCTTCGTTTTGGGGTTGCAGATGACCGGCTGCCGCTTGTCTGGCGAGCCGAGCAGTTTATACAGCGATGTGATTCGCTGCTGTACGTTCTCATTGAACGGAATCTGGCGTGTCTTGCCGGTCTTTCGTTCGATTTTGTATAGTGCATCTCTGTCGAGCACGTCTTTCCATGTCATTGACAGGACATCGGACACACGACAGGCCGTACAGAAAGAGATGCAGCAGTAAAGTTCCCAAAAATAATTGCCGTCTTCATGGAGGCTGGAAAGCAGTCGGATGAAATCCTTGAATTCCAGCGGTTCGGCTGTTGTGATTTGACCTTTGACTGACATGGGCAAATAGGATTTATGTTAATAATATGGCATCAGGTGCCTGTTTGGGTTGTCGGGGTTTCCCGAAAGAGGGACATGATTTTCGCCCACGTTTCCCGCATTCGGAAATAGTTATCGTAGCCTTCCTGATTGATGAAAAAGACATAAGGCGGAATGTCGGCCTGCTTGAAGAGGTTGTACTCTTTTTCGTCGAGTTTGCGGACAGTGGGGAGTCCTGTTCGGCATAAGGCTTCGTTGACTATCCATGCTCCCCGGAAGTTATTCATCCGGAGTGAGTCGATGCAGACCACTTCGCCCACACAGCCATTTATCAGAAAGTTGCACACGCACATCAGGCAGCAGGTGTAGTCGATGTCCCATGCGACCAGATAGCTTTGAGGTCGGTCGGCCTTGGCCGCCAACAGCGTCCGGCCACTGCCTGCCGTAGGGTCGTACACCGATAGGATTTTGGCATCCGATTCTTGCTTGCCCATTGCAATTTTCGACATCAGGTCGGTAATGTGCGCGGGCGTGAAGAACTGGCCTTTCTGTTGCTGGCCGCTTTGGGAGGTCAGAGCCATGAACAGGTCGCCGAAAGCATCGTACCAGCCATGCCGTTTGATTTGCTGTGACATGATTTGGATCCATGTGGCAAACATGTCGTAGAATACTTTGGTCTGCTCTTTATTGTACCTCCAGTCAGTGAGCGGAGGCGTATCGGGGAGCGAGAACCCGTGGATGATGTAGCGCAACAGGTCCTGAAAGACGGTTTTCACGTCCAGCCCGTTCCGATACGAGAAGTTATTGATTTGCTTTTCCAGTTCCCGGACTTCTGCCGGGGCGTTGCATCCTTTTGCCATAACTTTAATCTTTACATTCTGCCAGAAGGCGTTTTACAATGCGGATTTTCTCGTCGATGCTATTCAGCTTTGCGAACGAAGGAGTACATTTGGTGCGGCGCATCCCGGCACCCCAACCGATGTTGTTGGCGACCTGTGTGAGTCGGGCGTTTTCTTTGCTGCGGCTTTCTTCAAGGCGTTCCAGCCGTTTTTGAAGAGTTGCTTTCTTGTATTTCATGTCTGAGAAATTAAAAAGGCGGAGAACTTTCGCTCTCCGCCTCGGGTGAATAAATTGTGTTTACTAAGTCGTTTCATCGGGTATTTCGTTGCCCGTATAGGGATGATATAACGGTGTGTTGCCGACAGCTTCTGCATCAATGGCAAAGCTACCGAGCTCCACATCATAGAAGAGTTCCAGTTTCATCGGTTCGGTGGAGGCAATGTGTTCGGCATCCGATTGCGACAACCCGGAAATCATCAGACTTTTTACCCTTTTTCGGAAAGTTTTCGAATTGGTTTGGGGTGTTGTCCAAACCTCAACGATTTCCTCTTCGTCATCGGTAATGGCGACAGAGTGGTCGAGAGTATGCAATTCTTTCATCATTTCTGTTCTTCTTACTCTTCGTCCCAATAGTTTTTCTTGTACAATTCCCGTTGCTGGTCGAAAGACAAAGAGTTCCACCAGACGTCGAGGTCCTCAGCATCGCCGGACAGCCGTTTGTTTTCTTCCAGATCAAGGTGTTTCCACCACTGGGTCATCCGTTCTTTATACTCTTTCAGTGAGACGAAATAGCGGTGCTCCTCGCATGCTCCGCACCAAAAGTCGTCGCTGGAGTCGGCAATATCCGATATGTACTCATTCGTGTTGCCATCGACCCATGCCCGTATCTGAATATCACGGGAGCCGCAACATTCGCATACGTTGATTTGGCTTTCATCTTCCTCCTTCCTTTCGGTAACGAACCTCTGCCCGTCATAAAGTTCGCACGCCCGTTTCACGATTTTGTCGCGGGCGTTGTTACCCAGTTCGGCATAGAAGCGTTCGGCAGCTCCCGATAAGGACGGGCTGCTCAGGCTGCACCATTTTGCCCAGAAATGCCCGGCCATGCCTCCGAATACGGTTTTGCATTCCGCTTTGCTCCAACGGTTCCACATGTAGTAGAAGAAGCTGGATACGATGTTTTCGTTTGTTCTTTTCATGTTTTTTCTGTTTTAGAACCACGATATGTACACATAGCTGTTACGCTGGTCGCTATCGTTTATCAGACTATCGAGAGCAGTTATGAGCTGCTCTTTGTCAATTGCGGCTTCGGATAACGTTGCCTCGAATTCCGCAGCCTGTTTTTGGAATTCGGAACTATTTTCTGCGATGATCTTTCGTAATCGGCGCAAATCGTCACGCTCGACTTCATAGTCATCATCGTAACAATCTACGGCAGTTATCGGAATATCGAACATGATGAAGATTTTGTACAAGGCCTCTTGGCCGTCACCACCATATAGTCCGGGATAGCCATATTCGATTTGATAGACTGTCCCCACATGTAAACTTCTACTCATTGTTATATAGTTAGATTGTTTTGTATCAGAATGCAAAATCAGTCAGCATCTTTTTGTCGCCGGAGAATAGTTTCTCATGATTGGTGTCCATAATGCTGCTATTTATAATTTGTCAATCTATATCATATCCGATGAAGGTTTGCTCGTTTACTAATAGATAGTAATAGCCGTTTCCGCAATTCCGGAACTCTTTTGAGAAGCCGGCATTCAGTTCTCCGACCTGATGGTATCCGGTGTCTTTATTATAGATTTCCACCCAAAGCGATCCATCATAGCCGCGAAAGTTGAACCGTCCCGAATGATATGGCGTGCGATTTCTGACGGCTTCGCAGAAACACCGGTAAGTTCCCTCTCCGCACCATTTCCGCACGGCTTCAAGTGTGATAATTTGACCGTCGATACGTGTTCCAGTGGTAATTCCGTTTTCATAAAGGCTTTTGTTGTAATCGGCATTCTGGATTTTGCGGATAAAGAGATTTGTAAATCCCGCCTTGGCAGCTTCCCGTTGAAATTTGCGAATCAGGCGGCGGTTGATTTCTGCCGGCTCTTTGGTTGGAGCCGGTTTGAAAATCTTTTCGATTCCGTCCCAGTCGCTGAATATGGAACCACGACGTCGTTTGCCAATACCGATGATACCGATAAAACCAATATTCCGGTTATAAAACAAACGTCGGCGTCGTCCCTCGTATTGAATATATAGAGAATCCGGAGTTTTCGGATTACGTAAATATTGCTCTGCTTCGTGCATGATTCTGAATTATTTTAGTTTTTGTGTGATGATTTTGATTGTTCATTCAAATGTCGTTTCGATAGTCGAGCAGGTATTGCTCGAAATGGTTCTCACAGATAATCTGGTTACGGTCGGTGTCTGTGGGAAAATCATCCCACTTGTAACCGTAATCTTTCAGTAATTCTTCTTGCTCCGACCGGCTGAAATCTGTCACATCGATTTCGCCTTCCCGCCAAAGCATGTTGTCCGTTGCGAATTTTCGGACCTCGGGAACATTATGTGCATCGCGCAGAAACTCCGTAGGGTATCCGAGATAACGTTGGTGTATCCGGCTGGCCCCAGTTTCAGCACACGGCAGTAAATCCGGGTGGCAGGTATTCGGTTCGCAATACCAGAATACCGTATCTGATATTTTCAAGCAGAATTGCAGCGAATCGGGGTCGGTGCATTCAGCAGCAGAATTGAACAGATGGTTCATTGGTGCACCATCTTTGCAATTTCGCGGATCGTTTCGTCCTCCAAATATCCCAGCGGAATCAATGCGCAGGGATTACCATCCTTATCGAGTGTGATGTGCTGGATATAGAGTTCGCTCCGGGCATCGAACACGGTCGGTTCACCGCAGTCGTTGGTAAGGTCACACGGCTGATCGCCTTTGCGTTTGAGGTCATCTACTATATCGAGCAGCACTTCTGATATTTCTTTTTCTTCCATTTCGATTGTTTTTTTGATTGTATGAAAAAATGATGCGACTACCGATGTGGGGCATGGCTTTATCCGTTCGATGTATGGTCTTCCGGAAGGATCCTGAGGCACGGCGTGTAGCCAGCGCCTCAGGATCCTCTCAAGGAAGACGAACTGAAAGTCTCGGTCCAACGCATCAAACCTGCCAAGTGATGATGAGGCTTACTTCTTACGCCACTCTGCCATCTTCTTCCTGATGTCGATGCCATTGTCGTCGAGCATCTTCTTCAGCACGGCAAGCAGACGCCACCCGTTGCCGTTCTTATATTCTTCGGCTTTGGCCGAGAGGAACGCAAGCGACTTGTATTTGTCCAACCGTCGCCCTCTGTCGTCGATGACCGTACAGTTGTGAAAGCGGATGAGGTTTTGCATCGTGAAGAATGCTCCGGCACCTTTGTACGCATCTACCCACGCCTTGCTTTGGGGCGTATCGTGCTTCATTCTGAAACGCTTGTCGTTTAATTTCTTCACGGCATTGTAGAGCTGGGCGGTATTTTTAGCCGCTCCTATGTGGTAGGCTGCAAGACGCAGCGGGCTGTAAAGTTTGGAGTTCAGGTCCTGCACGAAGATGTTGTGGCTGCCGAGACGCTTGTAAGGGATACCCTTGCATTTCTTGACCGGCAGTTCCTCTACATGCGCTTTCAGTCGTTCGATGTAATCTTTGGCCATAGCCTCAGCGACCTTGACGTTGAACCAGCGGTTTCTGTCTGCAAAGTTCTCGGGGTCGCGGTTCTCCATCCTCATTTGGGCACGCAACTCGTCGAGCAGCATCTTCCATTGGTATTCGTAGCCCAGACGGTGGATCATCTCGGTCACGCCGACCGGACTCCAAGCGCCGTAATCCTTGCAGGAGAGCATGTGGAACATCTGCGCCATGACGAAGCGGCGGAACAGACGGCGGTTGGGGACGGTTCCCTTTTCGAGGATGTAATCGAAAATCGGGTCGTTGTCATCCAGAATCGCCAGTTTGCCGTTCTTGTTCGAGGCGACATAATCGCCACCGTTGGCTCCCTGCATGGCAAACAGGCAGCTTACATCTACACCGGCTTTGCGCAATGCTTCGATACGTTCATGTGCCGTCTTGGGAAGTTGCGCCTGTTTGGCTGGTGCAGCATGGTTTTCAACGATGGCAACTTCCTTACCTGCGATTGCAAGTTCCGTCCCGCATGCCGGGCACGTAACATTCTTTTCTTGTTTTCTTCTCATGATTAAATAGTTGATTGATTATTATTCGGCTCTACCCATTGTCTGAGTATTACCAGTTCCTTGTCATCTTTGCTTTGCCAGAACCACCGGCCGAACTTCCCGGGATTCCATTTGAAGCCGCAGAGCAGTTGGCAGAGAATGAATAGTTCCAACTCGATTTGTGCTTTGTCGCGTCGCTCTCCAAAGAGCATATCGTCATCACTCAGTTCTCTTTCCGGTAATGCTATGAAATAGCGGCGCGATGTACTCTCGCTGCGTTCCGACGGAATGGAGTGCTTGTAGCGATAGTACAACTCTTCCACTTTCAAGAAGAACTCCTCTTCACTGCAATGCGGCACTCCGAGAACGCCTTCACACGAGCCGTCCCGGATGACGTACTTACCGTCCACTTTGAGGCTCCGCGTCTGGAAATCGACCTTGAAACGTGCTCCTCTCGCTACGGCACGGACAGCTTCCTGATAAATGTTGTCCATATTCCTTACGAGTTTGGGGTGTCCGTTTTTCTGAAGGCGGGAATACTCAACTTCAGGTTGTCGTTAATCAGGAATTTCCTGTCGCACTCGCAAATGATGTGGGTGTCCGTTACACGTTTGATTCTCCGCGTAACTTCATCATGGGAGATGTATGGCTTCCCGTCCTTGCTTCCGTTATCAATATCTCCTGAGATATGATACCAGTTTCCGATTTCAATGTCTTTTACGTTCATTTTTATCTGGCTAAATTATTTGTCCTTAAATACACTCGAATCGCCGACGCATTACTTTATAGCTCTGATAAATACAGTATGTCCTGGATCCTGAATACAGGGTACTCCGGATTCAGGATCCAGGTAGAATACTGTATGTTAAATTCGATTCCTCGTGCAAAATCGAGCTGCGTTGCCCGTAAGTCTCAATCAAGTCGGCACGTTGCTTTATCCGTTCGATATGGGCAGCTATTCAGCTACGGACCTGTCCAGAACCATCTAATCAGATGGTTTGGGACAACGGTCCTTGCTGTTATTAGCTGCACCATTAAACTCCTGACCTTGACTTTTTTCACTTCGTGCTAAGTTTTTTGCGGTTCTTAGGATCATGGCACGTTGCTCTAATATGTCGATGTATGCCGCGACTTGAAGTCTGGGCAGCGACGTCGGGTTCCTGATAGTGAATAACGACGTCATTGCCCAAACTTCATTACTTGCGGCACGCTGATTATCGTCCCCGGAACCGCGGTTTTCCGTGCAGAAAAAAAATCTCATTCGGACGGTACATTCCTTTATTGTCTTGATGTGCGCAGCTATGCTTTGCTGGCCTGATACCTCCTCATCTCCGCTCGGAGATAGAGGGAGGTATGTGGCCGCAAGTTCAAGAGCTGCATCACTGAAATTCCGACCTTGATTTTGTAGCCGTGTACTCAGCTTCTCATGATTCTCAGAATATCGGCACATTGCTTTATTGCTTTGATGTACGCCAGTTTCGGAAGCCGGAGAGTCGCCGTCGTATGACGTTAGGGATACGACGGCGCCGGACGGGCTGTATCGAAACTCGGCATGTTGAATCATATTCCTTGAACCACGCTTTTGTGCTAAAGAGGAAGTTCTCATAATGGCGACACATTTCTATACTTGCCTGATGTTGCCCGCGTGAGACCAGCTCTTAAGGAGTCTGAAGGCTATCGGTCCGATCGCCTTCAAGACTCTCGATAGAGCTGGGGTTACACGCGGGAAGCTAAATTCTCCATTCCTTGAACTCATGCTGATGTGTTTCAGTTTTTTTATCAATCGGATGTCAGGCAGGCGACACATTTCTTTACGATATTGATATATTACAGGAAGGAACCAGAACTTAATCGATCCTCACCGGTTGTTAGACCGGTGAAGATCTATGCGTTCTGGTCTGCCAGCCTGTAATATTAAATTCCTGCATCTTCATCCGTTTGTGCCGTGTGTTCGACATTGTTACAGTGATGCTACCAGCGTGTTGTATACAGCCCGACTTGTCAGCAGTGCATTCCGCATGCAGCCAATCGTCAGATAGCCGGGGATGTTGCCTCCGGTTTTGGAGCGGTTCGCCTTCACATTGCGTCCACGCCCCCGAACGATACAGCCGTCAGATTTGTTCCTGACATATCCCAGACCTCCGACCTTGCGCTTGCCAGTTGCAACTGCCCGCAGACAATCCATGACAAACATATTCAGCTCATCAAGGTCTTTCTGCACGTTACATACGGGGAGGATTTGTGTTGCCCAACTAAATTCGCCGTTACCTTTGTACAAGTAGCGGTTCACAGAATTGACCGCTTTGGTCAGTGTCGTATTCCGGTTGCGAATCGTTCGTCGTTCAATCTCCTTTTGGAAGGTTTTGATGCGACTGGATGAAAGAGAAATCTTCTTACCTTTGATGCTGAATCCGAGGAATTTGAACCAATTGTCCGCTGTCAGATACTCTACCTTTTTCGGATTGAGCTTCATGGACTTTTCTGCAAGCCGCATTTGGAGTAAATCCATTGCTTTTTCGTAGTCAGGGCCGATAAAGAGCATGTCATCTGAATAGCGTACATAGTAGCCGTCCAGCTCCGACAATTCTTCGTCAAGGTCATACAGAAGTACATCAGCCAGCCAGCTCGCTACGGCGCAGCCCTGCTTGAGGGATTGGTATTGACTTCGGAGTCTGTTTTCTTCATCGAAATACAGGTCCGAATGATAATATTTCCGCAGCACGTCGATTAAAGCGGAATGGCCATGTTGGGCCTCAACCTTATCGAATGCCTCATCGATGAATTGAATCGGCACGCTGTCGAAATATTTGGAGAGGTCGGATTTCCAGCCCAAAACTCCGTTCTTTGCAGCATCTACGATTCGATGACTGACTTCGGTAACCACTCGACCGCAGCCTATTCCTGTCTGGTATGATTTGCACGTTTCGTGGAGCATCTCAGGCATCAGGGCGAATAAGAGGTCGTTGGCGATACTGAGTATCACACGGTCCATCGGTTCGTTTACATACACAGTGCGGAACTCGCCGTTGTCTTTGGGTATCTGCGCCGTATGCGGAGGTGAGATTTCAAAGTGTCCTTTCCGCATGGCATTGGCAATTTGTAGGCGTGTGTGTTCATCGGCCATCTGGATGAGCTGGTCTTTCCGGATGTCTTTGCCCACGCCCTTCTCAATTGCCTTCGTCCATCGCTCGATGTCGAAAAACATGTGCAATATCTTATCTATCATGGCTTTTAATTTTATGCCCTTTCCACAATAGGGATGATTTGCTCGTCTGGCAGCAGCATGTCCTCGTCCGTGAGATAGTAGTATATTTCTCCATCCACCACCTCTGCCTCATCCGAAACAGGTGCTCCAGTCCTGCTGTCAATAAGCCTGTTTTGCAAACTTATCAGGGATATCAGAATGTTTTCTTCATCAGCCGTCCCACGAAATATCGTCAGTTGCCTCGTTAAATACTCTCTGTTCTCCCATGTTATAGTCTGGAACATATCTTCTACTTTCGGAAAAAATTGGCAGAGAATCGGAAATAATCCGTAAGCATTGTTCCGGAGCATCAAATAGATGCTTTCTATAAAGCAAAGTCGGGACTCTTTGAGCATGGCGTATAATACGTCCATGCCGGCACTGTTTGCTTCCGCCGTCATCATGGCTTGCCAATATCCTTCATGGAACATATTCATCCAAGGAAGCAGTTCAGCCGCCCTTACAGAATAGGAAACTCCACCTTCTTCAGGATTATCTTCGTCAGTGGAAACCAGCTCTATTAACGTGTTGGCCCTGACAGGTTCTTCTATCGGCAAGCATACCTTCATTTTGCGGAATGCGCCCATGCTGTCGTCAGACCATTGGACGTATCCACCAAATTTTATAAAATTATATCTGTTCATTTTCTCTTTGTTTGATTGTTCTATACTCCGAGCTCTTCTGACTCTCCGTCATCGATGACCCTATAAAAGCGATCTCCATCCGCCCATTTTTTTGCTGCGATACTCAGTTCGAACGCCTCTTCAATAGAAAGTCCGTCGGCGGGCATGGATAACAGCATTTCCCCTATGCACACATCACTGTCACAATACTCTTTTTTCAGTTTTTCGAGCGTTATCTTGTCTTTATCCATTGTCACTTGATTTGTTCGTTATTACACACGAGCACATCCCCGACAATGTAGTCGGATACACTCGGATGGTTCTCTTTGAAAATGTGTGTGGCCGCAGAGTTGTATGCGAGAGCGTTTACTTTTCCCTCTTCGTTCACGACCATGATTTCCGTTTCGTTCAGAAATACCAGTTCGATGTCTCCGCCGACAATTCCTTGCATTTCTTCCAGCGTAAAGTCGGTTCCATTGGTAGGTTGCACCGATTGGCGTGTCCCGTTTGTTTTTATAATTTCCGCCATTTATTTCTTATTGTATAAAAGTTATTATGGTTTGACCGTCATAACCGAATTTCGCTTTCAGGCCGAAAGCCTCGGCATCGGAGCAGATGAACTAAATGTCCCAGACATTTAGTTCATCTGCACAGGTTATGACGGTATTGTTTTCAGAGATAAGCGGTGATTTGCCTTTCAGCGCAGCACCGCCGCATATTCCGCGCAGGATTACTCCGCGTTGGTGGGTCGTAAGTTCTCCAAATTTCATAGGCTTATTCTTTGGCTTCGATACCGAACATATTCGACATGGTGCTTCCAAGCGCATCCTTAAAGCCTCCGCTTACTGCCCAGTATTCAAGCAACTCATCGGCTATTGTCCGAATTTGCTCATCGGTAGGCAGATTACCGTTATAACCGTACTCTTCGAGCAGAGCACGGCTGATTATAGTTCCTTGCACTTCGTGGATTTTATGGGCTACTTCTACCTCATAACCATATAACATTGCGATATTGTCGTATTTCTCCTCGGCCGTACTGCCTGCAAAGTATTTATACCACGTAAGGTTGCATTCGGTATGACGTTCCGTAACACGAATTATTGATAGCGTGTCTCCGCAAAAATCGAAACTGGCAAGAGTTTCCCGCTTCACAACCTCGCGGGAATTATTCTGCCAATTATGCTGTTCCCATACCAGTAAGTCCTTTGGGGCATATTGGCCAATCCAACTCCAAAAGTCAGGAGTATCGAGACAGTGAGCCGGTTTACCGGCAAACTTGCGCCATGCTTCACGACAAGCGGTTTCCACTGTCGGAAATTCAACGGGGAACCGATTGCGGTCGTTGGCGATACGCATGTGTTCTTTCCACGCATGATTGCATACAACAAGTGTAATGTCTTCATCAAGGCTGCTCCCCGGTTCGTAGAACTCCTCACTGGCGATATACCACGTTCCGCCCGGACCGGATGTGTCCCGTATCAAGAAGCGGATCGATTTGTTCCTGTCAGCGGAAAAGATTTCCCAATATTCCCGACAGTAGCCCTTGTCGTCATGGTGGAATCGTATTTTTATCTCTTTCATGATGTTTTATTTATTCCATGAATACATATAAGATTAGTCCCGTTTATAATGCCCGGTTTTTAGTCGCACATTCTTTTTTCTAATTTTGTAAAGAATCCGAGCTTGCGTTTCTCCCGTTTACTTTTCTTTTTCACAGAGGATTTGTCGGGACTTTCTCGTTTGGATAATGTTGATACTTTGGGCATTTCAATACCGTAAGCCAGCATACGCTCCTCATACATTTCCAAGAATTCTGTTTCAGTCAACTCCGGAAAATTCATGCAATAGACCTCCCAAGCATCTCCCGGTGTATAATCCGGATTGGCTATCATGATTTCGAACATCATATCTTCCGTTCCGTTGTAGTCATCGAAATCCCCATAAGGACTGTGCCCATGATAACCCTCAGTCGATTCATAGGTATATACCTTCGTGCAGGTTTCGATGATGTGCCGCACGAAATACAGGCAATTCATCAAATCCTCCTTGACCGTAAATTCATTGTCCGTGTGAGGTTCATGGTATCCGCAACTGAGGTTGATGCAACTGACCGAAAGTCCGTTTTCCCGCAGGGCTTCCACATCCGTCATCATCCCTGTTTGGGGGCGGTAACCGAACCGCTCGGGTTCTACGTCATGCAAAAACTCCTCGCTGCAAATCTGTTCCCAAGATATTTGTGTGATAATATCGTTATATCCACGACGGTCGGGTTGTATGACAAAGCGGCAATTCTCGAAGAATGTCATGTCTGCCGCGTTGCTTCCAACACACCCGACCTCTTCGCCCACGAAAAAGGCGATTTTTATGACGTCGTACCTCGCAAGACATTGCAGGGCAATCCAGATTCCGTTCTTGTCATCAGCGCCTAACCCTTCCCATCGACGTTTCGAGGGCGAGTATCCGAAAATGATATCCCGGGTTTCAATCGCACGGAAATCCTTGCTGTGTATCTTCTGTACTTGGTCGAGATGGGCCACGATGCAGGGATAGTTTTCTGCATCACCTCGGGTAATATATAAATTCCCGATGGCGTCTTGTTTAATGACTGCATCGGGAATGTTTTTGGATACATGCTGTTTGATGAATGTCCGTATCCGGTTCTCTTTTCTACTTAGGGAATGTATTTCGTAAAGACGTTTGAGTAATTTCATTGTTCTTGTTGAATTATAAGATGATTGATTAAGCCGCCTCGGGCATTGCTGCCGCCACGAGACGCATACCAAAAGGCAGCCCGGTATTTTCATCGATTTCATCGTAGGCAATGCCTTCAAAAGCATGACAATCGCCGTCATCCACCAGTTCTTCGAGCGATTTTGTGCTGATTGTGCGCTTCTCATAGCGATTCAGGGGAGACTGCCAACACATGTATGTGGTAACGTCGTCGGCATCCTCGTAATATTCCTCGTCGTAATCGGAATAGTGCCAATTGCATTCTTTGTATTTCTGCTCAGCGTGACTCATGCAGTCCTCACAACAGTAGTCTTCTTCGGTAATCTCCGAATAATAGCAGTTATCCGCCAGTTCATAATCTCCACAATTTCCGCAATAGTACACATCATCCTCATGATGATACTCGTTATCGCTTTCCACTAATCGGAAGTCATCCAAATCTTCCACATCGCAAGTATATTCACGCCCATGTCGATAGACGGTTCTTACTTCGCTACAATAGCGGTCATGATAACTGTCATATTCCTCTTCATCATCCCCGTTCTCGATTTCCCCATTCGTGGTATCCAATTCAATGTCACCTTCCCCGAAATTGGTGGCAACTCTTTTGTATTCACTGTAGCTTTTGAAACTGTCCTGATACGAGAGCGTATCTCCGTAGTCCAAATCGCAGTCAATGGAGAGTTTGAGATGGCTGAGCGAATTGCCTTCATTGTCCACAAAAGCCTGTGAATCGCTACAGCCGGCACCGATTTTTTTGTACCCGTCGATATGGCCGTCCCGAATAAGGGCATCGACCAATGCCCGTTTGAGAATATCGTTGCAATCCGTAGAATATTGACGTTCGGCCAGACGCCAGACTTTATCATTCTGGTCACGGACTTCGTTATAGATGATACAGCGGGCGATGATTTTCCCGTCCTCGTTTTCAAGATAGGCAGCACTGGCATTCACGGCGTTTTCATAGAACGTATGGAATCCTTTATCGACCATACAACTATGGAAGTCGCCGGCACATTCGTCCGAATCGTATATTTTCTGGAAATCGGAATTAACGTACAGGCGGTTTTGCGGCAGGCATCCCATTGTAAATGTCTGCCACTCCTGAGTTATTTCCTCGCACAGATATGTTATAACCTGCTTCGGTAATGTCCTGCCAAATGCAGTTTCGAGAATGAGCTTACGGTAGAGCTTGCCGATTTTCATCTTGAACACGCGTCCATTCTCGGCATTGACATAGCGGATGGCGCGATAGTCTCCGTCCTCGCAGACACCTTTGTAGTCATCCGTATAATAATTGGCACTCCGATAGATATTTTTCAAAATCTCGACCTTGTACGGCAGATCCCCGTCATTGATGCCGGAATATAGAATTTCAGCAATCATGGTTTGCTTCAACTCCGCCATGCTTGAGATATGGAGTAGATGAAAGTCGCCGGACGTGGTGGCGTCACGAAGCAATTTGCGGTCTTTGATGTAGGAGAGCAGAATTTTATTTTTACGGCTTTTCTCCCCATTGCCGTGATGCTGTATTCCGAAAAGTTCGTTGAACTCCTCGAAATTGCGGAATTTATAGAATAACATATATTTAGGCTTTTGAGATGGGTAAAAAAACTGCACTCACCAATTGATGTGGTGAATGCAATGATGAATGTAATACTCTCTCCTTGTTACTATCCGGGCATATTTCCGGCACACGTTCAGGCTACACTACCTTTCGGGGGCTGTTACCAGTTTCAGAATCCGAAACAAGGAGCACACGGAGCTGTCAGCACACGGATTCCGACCCAGACAAGCAAGAGCAAGCCTGCGACAAATACCGTGTTCAGAATGGCATCCTGCCGTTTGCGGGCAAAGGCGATTATCTTTTTCATGGTTTTGATTATTACCGGTTCGACTACAATCGGGCATAAAAAAGGCACGAGTTTTCCGCCCGTGCCTGCACCGATATATTTCACACTTTGCTATGCCGCTGGTGTCGGTGTCGGCGACAGTACCGGCATTTTGATGATACGGCAGCCCTCGTTGATGAGCACACGATATACCCGCATGAGGTTGCGCCCGCGAAAACTGCTGACCGTTACACTTTGCACACCAGTTTCACCCAGACACTCCAGCGTGGGTTTGGCAGCTTTGAGATGCTTGAAGCAGCCGTAACTCTCGGTTCCGGCATTGTTATATACGTCTATCATATCCTGTTCTTATTACATTAGTTTTTTGAGGAATTTCCAAGCCTGCGGACTATATCTCCGGCACACGAAATTTTCTAACGATTCGGTACGTTCATATCCGCAATTCTGGCATAAGTACCGCACAAATTTGTGCGTGATGAAGTGCAGCATCCCCGTTTCATGGCTTTTGCAGCGGTCGAAGTATGGAGAGATGCCGAGCGCAAAATGGGCAGAAAAATTTTCCGCCACTTCGTTGAAAGCGATGAGTTTATACATGGCATGAAACAAAAGGACAGCGCACATTTTCTGCGCGCTGTCCAGCTTCGATTGTATAGGGTCGCTATGCCGTTACGCTGCAATTGCGACGTTTTCCGTGCTGTTTCTCGGTTTTCTGCCACGCCTGCGGGCAGGCTGTTCCGCCACCGTTTCGGCAACGGTTACGGGTGTCGCACTTTCGGCGACAACTTGTTCGGCAGGCTGTTCGGTCTGCACCTCTTCGGGCTGGGCGATGTCTTTGGGTAGTTCCACACGGAAGTTCAGTGCCTCCATGAGTGCTTTGGTGGCATTGTGGATGTACTTCTTGCGGTCACGGGCAGAGCGTTCCAAGTCCTTTTTGGTCGGCATCAACCCGATTCGCGCCCATACGCTTGCATCGAGGTCGAAGATTTTGACCGTAATGCCTGCGGAGGTGCGAATGATGAGCCGGTGCGGAGTTCCTGCACGGAGTTTCGAGCGGATACCGTCATTCGATTCACGGAGCAGGGACTCTTTGGTCTTCACTTCCCAGAAAGTGGTTACCACGTTGCGCAGTACACGGAACAGCTCGTCCTGCGTTTTCACGGTCGCTTCGTAATCCGCACCGAAAAAGTGCATAGCCGTGTTTTTACCGTCTTTGCCGGCATACTCGAAAATCACACCTGCGGCATTTACTGCCATGTTTGCGAACTGTTCTGCATTTAACTTACTGATTGCCATAATGATAAAATTTAGTTGGTTTCTATGCGATAGTGCATATTGCGGGCACTGCGGAATCGAACCGCACGTTCTGCGGATGGCAAAACGGCACGACCTGTGCGCGCCCAAAAATCGCACGCTACCTTTCACCCGATAGCGTGCAGATTTCATCTCAATTTGCACCTCACTAAAACGTGCCCTATACTCGCTATTTCGGAAAAAAGCCTTATATTTGCATTGTTCACACGCAAAGGCGGTTTTCCGCTGTCATGGCAAGCCCGACATACTCCAATTTCCGACGGGTGCTTCTTTGGCACGTCCCCCGTCTTTTCCAACGGGGCAGCTAACATTCGGGCGGTTGGCGGCTGGTGATTGTGGGCATGACATTGGCAATGCTCTTTTCTCAAGCTCCGTGCGGATTGTTTTTACCGCATAGCGATTTTTATCTCCGGCTGCGCAAGGGCAGACTTATGGCATTATTTTATCGCCTCCCTTTTCCATACGACTCTCGCCCTCCCAAAATCACGGGCTTTGCGTATGCGGACAAAATACACGTATTTCGACCGTTCCAACTTGCGGCATTGGTTTGCCGTTCCGCTCGGTGTGGTTGTTTAACACCCTATTTAAGCGTTCCAAAACGCACGGACGAATTTTTGATTTTCCAAGCCTCAAAAATAGGTTTCCCACAAAAAAGGCTTTTGTTTTCTCGCTGTTGCGGTTTTCGCTGTCTGTTTCTTATTTACTGACTTTTTTTGTTTTTACTATTTACAGACTTTCGGCGTGTGTGCCGTTTTTGAAAGTCTGTATATTTTTTGTTTCTGTTTTCCCCGTCTGTTTGTCGGGGCTGTTTCCCTTTCGGGTTCAATTCAACTCTAAAACAAATTTTTCAAACCGCCAAATATTTTTTTTCGTCCGATTGGAAAAACGGCTCTAAAATAAGAGTGGACGCCCGCGCGCGAGGATGATTTTTATTTAATTGATAATCAACATATTGCAAGAAAAGAAAAAATTTTTTCAAAAAAATATAGGGTTCAACGTTCAAAAATGGACTGAAAGAAAAACTATATATATTGATAGTCAATCATTTGCGAGTTAAAAACAGACTAAAAATAAGGGCGAAAAAAAATTTTGCTTTCAATCCGAAAGAAATAAAGGTCTATTTATAGACTTTTAGTTTCACTTTTCTACAAAGTGAAGGTCTTAAACAATTGAATAACAATGCACTAATAATTTTTGAAAATAACGGGGTGGGTACTACCCCCGGTGCGGATTCGATACGCGCCCTACGGCCTGATTTTCAAGTCCCGTTTTTGGCTCTGACTTTTTTGTTCAAAGTTTGGTCCGGTTTCGGAGGGTTATTTGTTCAAAACAAAGAGGGGTTTGTGCAGGAAGAGCACGGAGTATGATAGATAGACTTGCAAGGAAGTCATTCTTCTTTTGATTTCGCTTTTGCGGATTTTCGATGCGATTATTTCTTGTTATGGATGACCTGTTTAAGCAGCCGATTCATTTGTCTAAACATTCAAAAACAGCCTGCCGATGTGGTCGGTCGTATATATAGTCTTGCATAGAATTTTGTGTACTAACGTATTATTGAATTTTTTGTCGAAACTTTTATTAGGCATCTCAAAAAAGAAAATTAAAAATTTATAGCTCCATTTTGAGACAATCGCGTATATTTGCGTAAAGTAAACCTGTATATAATTTATAGATGCAATTACCGGATGACTAAAAGCAAATCGGAAATCCATGATTTCTTTCGGTGTTACAGACCGGAGAACGAGACGCACGAATTGGCCATAGCCCAGTTTTGCGCCCAGCGGCGCTTTGTCATCTCCATCGATGCGACGCCCGATAATCGACACCCCGTAACATACGAAGAGTTCCGGCAATGGTTCGATACGGATACGCCCCGGCGCGGTGATATCGTGAACCTTGTCGGGCAAGGAATTTCGGGGATTGTCGAAACGGTGGGCGTAAATCAGTCCGTGTGCCTGTATGTTTCAATCAAAGGCGAGGAACTGAACGTTATACCCGAATGCTTTGGTTATACTTCGTTGGAAATTGCAGACGAGGAATCGGTTCTTCGCCTGCAACGGGCACTTTATCGGGATGGGTTGGTCTGGAACCGGTGGCGTAACCGGATCAAGCCGCGTGAAGTGCCTAAAGAGAATGTCCAGTACCAGATCAGTGTGTTGGGGCGGAAAATCGGTTACGGTGTTTTTCGGGAAATCGATGCTGAGGGGCGGATTGTCATGTACTGCATGAAACCGGAAGACGGTCCGGTGCGTTATTCGCTGCGGGAGGTTGTCGGACCGGTAGAAGATTACCAGTTGGAGCCTATCAATGTCGGACAGCGTGAAGAATTGGCACAAGAACTGGAAAAGGCCGGTGTTCTTTGGAACGGGTTTTACAAACGGATTGAGCCTGTCGATTATCTGGTTCCGGCAGGGAAAGGTTATTATTATCTGAACGAGTTCTGGGAGGTATGCAAGACCATCGAGCAAGGCAAAACCAAAGGAACAAAATATTTCAATAACGGGAACTATTCCCGGTATCGGGAACCGATGGAAGAAGTCCGGAGGTATCTTTTGGACGAACTGGGTGTCGGTCCTGTTTCCCGTTCTGAAGAGAGCGTGTATTATTACCTGAAAGAGTTCTGGAAGGTTTGTAGGACAACGGATAAGGGACGACGAAGAGATATAAAGCGGGCCAAGGCCGGTAATTATTCCACGGATGAAGCGAGCATAAGAGAACTTGCCTTACGGTTACAAGAAAAGCGTAAAGAACAATTGTCCCGTTATCCGACAAAGGGGTAAACCGTCTATAATCTTCTGTATGTAGCTGGAAAAGAAGCAGGTTCCGTTATTGTTCTCTGTATCGGTATTCTCTATCTTCTTCTAAAGAAGAAGCAAGGATAAGGGTATAAATAAAGCACTTCCGCTACGCTCCAGTGTTTATTTATACCCTTTAATGCTCACCCCTAAAGGGGTTCGCTATGTTTTTCTTTCAGTAGATAAAAAGAAAAGTAAGATAGTAGTATAGTATATATAATATATTACTGCATCTTACTTTTCTGTTTTATATAACTGGAAATAGTTGGAGGTCAGCCTTCATCGGGGCTTTTTCTATGGCCGTAGGTTTGCTCGAATTTCCCCCTGAAAGCCTTCACCTGCTCCTTGGGCAGATAGCGGCGCACCTCGCCGCAGAGTTGGTCATACTCCTCCAACCGGAGCGTGTCGAGGTCTGCCATTTCAATCTCCACGTCCGGATGCAGCCTGCGGAAATAGAATCCCGCCGCCTGCGCATATTCGCCTTTGCAGGCCCTGCTGACCGTCTTGACGGATGTTCCGGTGATTTCGGCGCATGACTGCATCGACTTGAAGATGGCAACCAGTATGCGCGTGTGTCCGAACAGTAGCACCTGTTTCGGATGCCGGAATGAACTGTTGCTTTTCCCTTTGTGTTTCATACGGTTTTCATTTTACGATACGTTGCAGAATGCGGGCGATGAACGGAATGTTTTCCGTGTTGATCCATTCTTTGGCTACGTTCCACGTCAGCGATTTCCCGAAATTGAGGTTCTCTTCCGTAAGGACATGATACGACAAGCGACCCTCCGTTGGTTTGAGCCCTTGGTCATGCAGTTCGCACAGCCCGTTTTTCCAGAATATGCAGCCGTGCTCCGTCTGATGCGCCTGCACCATCAGTATCGGGAACGGGATGGCTCCGAGCAGCATGCCTACGGCCCAGAATGTAATCCGCAGTCTTTCTTCGTATCCGGCTTCTATCAGCCGCCAGATGTCCTCCGGCGTGCCCAGACAGGGCGTCAGGCATTGTCTCCGGCAACGGGGACAGTCGCAGCTTACGGGATAACGTCCCGTGGCTCTTGAAATTTTGTCGGTCAGTTCCTTGCTCATTCTATTACCTCCGTTTCTTTTCCGGCATTGCCGTTGTTCCACAATTCGATGATTTTCTCCCGTCCGAGCAGTGTCCACCGTTTCCGGGTACCGAACGCCCATCGTTTCTGCGTTTTGGGATTCGTCCAATAGTACGGCACGTCGATTTGCCACTCCCGGTATTCCGGCAGGACGGCCCATTGCTTTTTCACGAACCGGCAAATGCCGCTCTCTTCCAGAAATTTACTCATGCGGCTGGCCGAGATGCCGATTTCACGGGCGAGTTGCGTGGGTGTGAAATAGTCCGCGCCTTCCGTCAGGTGGCTGTACGGGTTTTCCATCCGGCGGCGTCCTGACGGCAGCTCGGGACGTCTGGGCGGCTCCCTGTTCCATAGTTCGAGAATCTGGTCACGGCCGATTTTGCTCCACCGCTTCCGTGTCCCGGCGGCATAGCACTTGCCAGTACGCAGGTTATTCCAATAATACGGCATGTCTATTTGCCAACTTCGATATGGCATGAACGCCACCCACTGGTTTTTCGAGAATTTGCAGATACCTTTCTCCGCGAGGAACTGGTGCAACTGCCGGGGCGTCGTGTTGAGTTCCTGCGCGAGCCATGTCGTCGAATAGAAATCTCGTCCCTCTATCAGGTTATCGTAAAACTCCACCTTGTAGGAATCGGCGTCGATTCGTTCCTGTTGCAGGTGTATTTCGTGGCGTTGGGCGACAATCAACTGCTGCGCCTCGTCGAGACTTTGCGGCACGGGCAGGTTTTCGGTAGTGCCCATGCCGCTTTCGGACCGTGATTCCAGCGTGGCGTAACCCCGTGTCATCAGTTCGTTGATTTTCGTGTTGCACCATTGCGAGAACTCCGGCGACAACTGGCGGGCGAACTCCATCGCCAGTTCTTCATCAATCCATGTCGCCCCGTTGTTACGGCCGCGCGTGGTGAAAATCTGGCTGTCGAGGCTTTCCGAGATGCCCTTCTCGACCAGATGCTGGCGATAGCGGACAAAATCCGCCTTGCGCAGTATCTCTGCCGGCAACACGCCGAAGCTGCGGGCCATCTGTGTGGCGTTTATCATCATCTTGTTGTTCGCGGCACGGAAAGAAATCGGATGGTCCTGATAGCTGAACACCACATCTTCCTGCTGTGCGGGTTGCGTCGCTCTGGCAGACTGTATGGCCGCGTCTTCGAGCAGTTCGTTGAGCCATGTCTCGACTGCGGCACACTTCTTTGCCGCAATGGAATTTTCGCGGCGCATGGGTCGGATCAGCTTATAGACGTCGTAAGGGCTGATGGCCCACATCTCGCGTCCTTTCTTGCGGAACGGAATCTGGATACTGGAGGGCAACTGGCGGATAGCCGCCTTGTCGGCCAACATCTCTTCCCGGCCCAGCACTTTACAGAGGTCATGGAGATTGACCCATGCCAAGGTTTTGTCATCGTTGAAGAGCACCCTTACCGGGTACTCCTCGCATAGTATCGTATTACTTTTCATCTTCTTTTTCTTCTAAATCACGTTGTTTGCAATATTTCCTGAACTCCTTGCGCCGCTGGTCATACGCCTGTCGCTTGTGCGCGATCTCACGTACCGTGAAATAGCGGCGTTCGGCTCCGCAAAGGCGGTCGTACTCCTGCAATGTCAGGTTGTCGAGGTCCGACAATTCGATTTGCACGTCGGGATGTGCATGGCGGAAATAGAACCCGCCGGTAGCCACATACTTTCCGGTACAGGAGAACGATATGCTTTGGAGGTTGATACCTGAGAAATCCGCCGCGCTGTGCAGCGAGCGCACCACGGCGATGAGTACATACGCGCCGTTGAAGACCAGCAACTGCTTCGAGGGTAAAAAAGGGCCTTTCATTTTCATTGCTCATGAGGGTTTGAGGTGGGATTCAGTTCTTCTGCGGTGAACCGCTGCTGCGCCTGCATGAGGATGTAGGAGTCGGAACACACGATGCCGGCCAGCATCATCTGCGACATGCTTTCCAGCAGGTACACGCCGAATACAGGGTCGGCACAGCAGAGGAACGGCAAAGCAAAGGATTCTTCCGCCAGAAAGTGTCCCGACGCGGCATCCACGGCAAAGCGTTCGTCCGGCGGTATGCCGTACATCTTACCCAAATGTTCTATCCAAAGGGCGAACCCTTCGGTGAATTCGGTAATCTTCTCTTCCGGTTCCAGTTTCATGGATTGCAGGAAATGTGTCATGTCAAAATAAGTTCGGGTGCCGGTGGCGGTAAACAGCAAATCCGGAAATTCGCCGAACCGAAGTCTGAACCCTTGATGATTTTCTATTGCTTTCATTTTCTCAAAATATTGAATTTTGAAGGCAAATATATACTTTTCGGCTTGATTTTAACTATAAATTTGCCGATAAATTTTCTTGTTAGTAATTCATTTATAGCGATTTACAAGTAACAGAACGACGCAAAAACGAGCGAAAAAACTATAAGTATTCATCCGGCTATTTTGTATGGTAAACCGAACATATTGGAGGTAATTTGTTCGTATGGTCGGGAGGGTGCGGATAACCCATTTTTTCGGGTTCGAACTATTCTTTTTGAAACCCGAAAAAAATGCAGGAAGAAGGTACTTTTAATCACGAGTTGCTTGAAAGCATATTCCACACGTCAAAAAAAACGATTCAGGAATACGTGCGGGAAATCGAGCGGCACAACCGTTACCGTTCGGTGCGCTCGAACATGCTGCTGGGGACCATCCTCGACGACCGGGCTCGCCTGATCGACCTGTACGAGGCGTGCCTGCAACAGGATGCGCACATCCGTGCCGTCATCGAGACGCTCGAAAGCCAGATACTCGGAGACCGCTATATGCTCGCCCGCCTGAATAACAAGGGCAAATATGTCAAGGATGTGAAAGAGAGCCAGAAGATACAGGGCTCGCAATTCGATAAAATCATCCGTGGCGTCATCGAAGCCAAACTCTACGGCTACACGCTTTTGGAAATCATGCCGGACATCGACCCCGATACGGGTCGCCTGAAAGAAGTGAACAGCATCGAGCGTCGCAACGTCTTGCCCGAACAGGGAATCGTCGTCAAACGGCAGGGGTTGTGGCTGCCGCACTGGGACATCCGCTCGACCGCCTATCGGAAGCGTTATGTGCTTATCAAGACGGGAGATTTGGGACTCTTCTCGGCTACGACGCCGCTTATCCTCGCCAAAAAGTTCACGGTCGCCAACTACGTCAATTTCAGCCATACCTACGGCCAGCCCATAATCCACGGAAAGACCGTCAGCGAAAATAACATGGACCGCAAGCGTTTGGCGCAGGACATCTCCAACGCCGCCCAGAACAAGGTCATCGTAACGGGACTGGAGGACGAGGTGGATATCAAGACCTTCACCATGTCCAACAGCGAGAAGATTTATACCAGTCTGATTCAGTTTGCCAACCGGGAGGTCTCGAACCTCATTCTCGGCTCCGAATCGATGGCCGGAGGCATGCAGTCGTATGTCGGCTCCACCAAGGCGCATCAAGACATCTTCCGCGACCGCATCGAGGTGTACCGCCGCTACATCGAGAACGTGATGAACGAGCAGATTGTCCCCCGTCTTGTGGCGATGGGCTATATCCCTGCCGGGTTGGAATTCAAGTATTCCAACCGCATCGACATGAATAACGAAGACCGCATCAAGCTCTACTCGCTCATCACGGACAAATACGAGGTGGCGGCGGACGAAATCGAGAAAGAGTTCGGCATCATCGTAGGCAAGCAGCTCAACGTGATACCCGGCATGGGCGGCGGAGGCGGCGTTGTGCCCGGCGGTAGCTCGTCGGACCGTGGCATCATGTCGGACGAGGAATACTACAAACGCTACGGTCATCCCCGTGGCGTGAAACAAACCGATACAAACCCGTAAGCCATGAGAATCACCCTCGAACAGTTCTGCGAGCAGTGGGCTCCCAAAGGCAACGGCCGTTATCTGCCCAACAAGATGGAGTTCAATACCCATGACTTCGTGACAATGGCCGGCGAATACTCCAAGAGCCGGTTTCGCACCAGCTTTGCCGAAGGCGGATTGTATGGCAGCGGCAAACCGTGGCCGGAGCGTAAATCCCGCTGGGGACGCCGTTTCGCGCATCCCGTAATGAACGATACCGGTACTTTGTCCCGCTCTATTTTCGGGGAGGCGGAGCGCATGGACCGTACCAACCTTACCCAGCGTGCGTATGGCGAACGGAAAAAGATTTTCCGCCGTGGGGCCCGTTATGCCATCTGGACCAAGGCAAGCAATTATAACCAGCATGGGAAACGCGGCGCTTCCCAAAGTTACGCTGCCGTGCACAACACGGACCCGGCTTTGGGACTCTATACCGTCAATCAGTACAGCCGTCGGCGGCCCGAGCACCGGCAGTTCATCGGTTTTAGTCCCAAATTGGACCATACTGTCAACCAACTGTTCATCCCCATTTTGTTCCGGGGATTTCCCTTTCCCAACCCATGATTAAAGACAAGAAGCCACATAATCCACCCGTAAACGGTTCCGCTCCAGAAGCGGAACGACCTGCGGTCGCCGTGCCGGAACCGGTCTCGGAGAATCCGTTCGTGAACATGTATCAGGCCGTCCGGCGGGCAATCCTCACACTGCGGGAGCATCCGGAAGACCCGCAAAGTCCGCCGTTCTTCAGAACAATCCTGATTGACACGGGGCAGTTTTCCCGTATCGTGCGCAGCGAGAATCTGGAAATGGAAATCGCCTTCCCGGCCATTTTCATCCGCTTCGTGAACGTGCGCTACCTCGTCCAGCAGCAACGTATCGGCGAGGGCCGCGCCACCATGCGCATCCGCTTTATCCTGAATACGCTCAACCATACCGACCCGGAACGGGAATGCGACCCGTTCATCGTTTTCCAACGGTTGAACGTTGCCATTCAGGATGCCAAAAACCATGAACCGGCACTCACGGAACGCTGCAACCTCCTTTACTTCGACATGCCTGTTACCACCAACATGTTGCAGGCGTACTGGGTGGATTACGAGGTCTGGTTCCGGGAATCGTCAGCATGGAAATACCGCAACTGGGTCGAGCGCTACCTGGTCATGCCGCCTTTCACGCAACATGCCGATGCGCCGCAGCACGACACGGCTGGGCACGGACATCACGCCGAACCGGTTTACGAAAAGGTTACGGGATTCCAGCCCTCGGTCGATGTGCCGGACCTGCCGGAGGAGGATGAAAAAGAACCCGAAGAGGAAGAAACTGCCGGGGATGTTCCGGATGGCTCCGGAGACGGATTATAAACCCTTTTATGCGAGCGAAGCTATTCTTACCCAAAGGAAAAGATGAACACGGAAACTTTTGAACATATCGTCTGTCAGTCGGGCGCAGGGCGTCCGGCCTCCATTCGCTTCTTCGGCCGCATCACGGAAGAGAGCGCAGGGCGTTTCAGCGAGGCGTTCGACTTTTTGGAGAACATCGTGCGTCCGTCCCTCATCCGGGTGCTCATCAACTCGGAGGGCGGTTCGGTGCTGCACGGCATGACGGTCTATGCCGCCATCCAGAACGCCTCGGTGCCTACCGAATGCGTCATCGAAGGCATGGCCGCCTCGATGGGCTCCGTTATCTGGGCCGCCGGGGACAAGTCATTTATGCGGGATTACGGGATACTGATGATTCACAACCCGTTCCTTCCCGACGAAAACGACGGGGAACCGTCCGAGCTGGTCAAAGCCTTCACGGCGCAAATCGAAACCATCTACCGCAAACGGTTCGGATTAAGCCACGAGAAAGTTCGGGCCATCATGGACGGTGCTGCCGGGCAGGACGGGACATTCTTCGATGCGGCGGCAGCCGTGAAAGCGGGCATCATCCCCGAAAACCATGTGCTGAGGACCAGCAAGCAGCTCCGGGACAAGGTGCGTTCCGACCTGTCGGGTATCACGGACGCGGCGGCCATACAGGCGGTCATGAACCGCATCACGCCGCCCGAAGATGAAAATCACCCGTCGGGCGAGAAAACCACTATTCTTAATACGAAACTTAATCAGAGACCCATGAACGAAGAGAAAACATTATCCCCGGAATACAGCGCGGTGGTCGCCTCACTCGGCATGCAGGAGAAGAACGAGGTCAAGGACGTGCTTTCCCGCATCTCGGAGCTGACCGGTGTGGAAGCCCGGCTGTCCGAGGCGAACAAAGCCCTGAGCGATGCCAAGACCGTCATTGCGGGTAAGGACGCCACCATCGGCAATCTCCAGAAAGACCTTGACGGAGTGACCGCCCGATTGCAGGTCTATGAGCAGAAAGAGGCCGATGCCAAGGCAAGCGCCATTGAGAACTTCTTGCAGAAGGCCGTGGACGAAGGCAAGATAGAGGCGGACGCGGTGTCCGGCTGGAAAGAGATGGCCGCCACGAACTTCCAGTTGGTACAGGACACCATCGGTTCGATTCCCGCCCGCGAGAAAATCAGCGAGCAGATTGCCACCGACCCCGACAATGCAAAGGCGGCCGCCGATGCCTTGAAAAGTGCCGGGCAGAAGATGGCCGAGCAGGTCGAAGCCGTCGTGGGCAAAGACTTCCAGTTCAAGAAACTGCAATAGCCCCGTCCGTCGGGAGACGTACCTTCCCGCCACCTTGATACACATAAACTGATTTGCCGGAAGTGGTTTACCGCTTTGAGTCGATGCTCCCTGTTCGCGGCCGAGATTCTAACCCAGAAAATCACTAACACAATGGCAGATACAGTAACTTTCTTACAGAACGGCTATGCCGGAGAGGTATTGGAGGACCTGCTCACCTACACGGCGCAGGGCAACGACACCTATCGAGAGGGGCTGATACACATCAAGTCCGGCATCCAGCACAAGTACACTCTTCCCGCCATCCGGCTGGGAGATATCATTCAGGACAATGTGCCCACGCCCCAGAGTTCGCACGGAGCCAAAGGCGAAAACGGCGAGAACGAATACCAGTTTACGGAACGCCACCTCGAACCCGCAGAGTTCATGGTTTACCTCGAATTCAACCCGCGCGACTTCGAGGCGTACTGGAAATTCGCCCAGCCGACGGGGAACCTCGTCTTCCGCGAGCTCGACCCCAAGTTGCAGGCCACCATGCTGCGCCTCCTGATGGACAAGAAAAACGAGTTCATCGGCAATGCCATCTGGACCTCGGCCAAGGGCGGTGCGGCCGCCGCAGGCATCACGGCTCCCGCCGGTGCCGTGCAGATTGGAGCCGGCAAGGAGAAATACTTCGACGGGGTCATCAAGCGCATCATCGACAACGTGAACGCCACCGATGCCCAGACCGTCGCAGGCGGCCAGTGCATCGTCTCCGGCACAGCCGAGCTCAAGGACGGTGCTGCGGTCGAGGCGGCCCTCTACTCGATGTGGAAGAAATGCCCCAAGCAGATCCGCAAGCGGTCGGGGCTGAGCATCGTCATGGGCTGGGAAGCGTGGGACGCCTACGACCAGTATATCACCGACAAGATGGTGAAATACTCCGAGAACAGCGAGGTAAACCGCTACCGTTTCAAGGGCAAGCGCATCATCCCCATCACGGGCGTGCCGGAGCACACCATTGTCATGGGCAACTTCACGTCGGGTATGGATTCCAACCTGTGGATGGGTGTCGATTACGCCAATGACGCCGAAGTCCTCAAAGTGGACCGCCTGCAATCCAACTCGGAACTCTTCTTCTTCCAAATGCGAATGAAGATGGACGTGAACATCGTCAAGCCTGCCGAAATCGTCGTCCATACGGCCTACACCAAGACGGCATAACCCTTTACCGAATCACCGAATAATAACCGTGCGGGGGATGGACACCATGCTCCATCCCCCTTTTTCATACCGAAATATCTATGGCAAAGACTCAAACGACCATTCCCGAAACAGATACAGCCCAGCCCGATGCGACGGTAGCCGCACCGCCGGCAGCAACTGTGGAGAAAGATACGGCATCCGAGAAAACCCCGAAGAAAGAACCGGCACCGAAAGCAGCTGCCGAGATTCCGGCTGCGGTGTTGGCTATTCTCGGAAAGTTTCCCGACTACAAGGAACTCTACATCGATGCCGACGGCAGCATGTATACGCCGCAGACCGCTCCGGCCATCCGTGGCAAAGCCGTACTCTACAAAAATCCTCATTACAAATCGTAACCCGCTAAAAATATGGCATTAGGCAATGTTATCATCAAGGATGTGGACGGCAATCTGCCGTATGCCGCATCCGCAAGCAACGAGAAAATCACGGGCCTGCTGTTCGACGTATCGGGACAGCCCGACCTTTTTACTGCCGGTTACGGGAAAAGCAACGAGATGAACGTGGCACTGGGCGATGTCATCTGCATCACCAGCCGTAAATCCTCCGTGCAGGACTTCGGCATCCGGGAGCGTGTCGCGTGCGACCCCGACGAAGAGACGAACGAAAACTTCCTGTTCGGTATTCCGGCCTACCACATCCGCGAGTTCTTCCGCATGAGTGGCAACATCGACGGACCGGGCCGGTTGTACGTCATGTTCGCGGACTGCTCCGAGAACTGGGATGCCCTCGACGTGATGCAGCGCGCCGCAGACGGGCTCATCTCGCAAGTGGGCATCTGGACCGAGCAACCGCTGTGGAAACTCAACGGCGAGCAGGAGAAATACAACCTGAACCTCGTCAAAGGCATCAACGACAAGGCAGTGGCTCTGGCAGAGCTGAACCAGCCCCTGTCTGTGGTGCTGTGCGCCAATCCCGCCAATACGGGCGGTGACACGGAAGAGGCGAAAGTCATCGACCTGAACCGCATTCCGTCGGCCATCTGCGAATCGTCCCGCACCAGCGTCATTTTCGGACAGGCCCGAAACGACCAGAACGCGATGATTCAGTACCGCAATCCGAACCATACCCCGGTCGGTTTTCTGGGTGCTGTCATGGGCGCACTTGCCAAGGCAAACGTTCACGAATCCATCGCTTGGGTGCGGCAGTTCAACCTTTTTGCCGATGACTTCCAGCAAATCGAACTCGGCTTCGGAGACCTCACGCTCGATGCGGAGGATGAGTTCGTATCGACCAACCTCTATGAATCTTTGTCGCCGGTGCTGTTGGACGAACTGGATGACAAAGGGTACATTTTCCCCATCAAGTATTCGGGTCGGGAGAACGGCATCTACATTTCCAAAGACCAGACCTGTTCCAACGGGGACTACCGCACCATCGCCCGCAACCGCACCATCAACAAGAGCCGCCGTGCCGTGCGTGAAGCCTTGCTTCCGTACTTGCACAGCCCCTTGATGGTGAACCCTGCAACGGGCTTTCTCGCACCCTCAAAGATTACGGCCTTCAAGACCCTGATCGGTGACATACTGGCCAAGATGCAGGCAGCACAGGAAATCAGCGGCTATGCCGTGACCATCGACCCCAACCAGAACGTGCTGGTGGACGATACGCTGCGCATCAGCTATGTCATCGTGCCGGTCGGTGTTGCCGTGAAAATCTATGTCGAGGAAGGCTTATCACTAACCGCTAAATAGATATAAACATGGCAATCATAAACAACGTCGCATATTCCTGGTCGATGATTACCTTAGCCAGTACGGCTCTGGGAATCGAGGAAGGCTCCACCGTGCTCGAAGGTGTTTCGGGTATCAAATGGAGCAAGAAGCGTAAAATCGAACCGAACTACGGTCTGGGCGGGAAACCGGTCAGCCGGGGTTTCGGAAACATCTCCTACACGGCGAGCATCACAATGGACTATGCCACGCAGCAGACCTTGCGCTCGACCTACGGCAGTCTGATGGACATCGGAGAGTTCGACCTGATTATCTCGTTCGCCAACCCGATGGCCAGTGACGACTGGACGACCACCACCGTCACGTTGAAAGGCTGTATCTTCAGCGAGGACGGCATGGAGAGCAGTCAGGACGACACCAATATCACGCACGAGTTCGACCTCAATCCCTTTGATATTCAGATTGGAGACGGGGATACCATTTAGTTCTCATTCTCTTGCATGGGACCGCTTCTTTTTTGAAAAGGGGCGGTTTTGTGTTTGCGGTCCGGGGATATTTCGGTATTTTTGCAGCCTTTTTGAGTATAACCTATAACGAATGATTATGATACAAGCGACAGAGAAGAACTTTGATGAGCTGCTCTCTATGGAGAAGCCGCTCATGGTCGATTTCGGCGCCGAGTGGTGCGGCCCGTGCAAGGCTTTGGCACCGATGGTTGCGGAGTTGGCGGAAACCTACAAGGAACAGGCAGTCATCGCTACGTGTGACGTGGAAGAGAACAACGACATAGCCGTAAGGTATTCCATCCGGAACATACCGACGGTAATTTTCTTCAAGGACGGCAAGGAGGTCGGACGGCAGGTCGGAGCCATTGCCAAATCCGTGCTGGAAGAGAAGTTGAGAGCGTTGCTGTAAACGGACAAGGGTATCCAACAAATGAATTGGATACCCTTGTCGTTTATGCTTGGGGAGACAGTTTGTCCCAGTATTCTTTCAGACGTTCTTTTATCAGGCCGACCACTTTATCGAAAGGCAGGTCTTCCGTGTATTTGATTCTTCTCAAAAAACCTTTCCAATAAGCGATGCGTACCGGGTCTTTCACGAACTCTTCAGTAAAAAGGATATGGTCCGGCTTGTATCCGGTTTCCCGGTTCGAGAAAGTGGCGACAATAGCTTGTTGCAGCATCTCTTCATTCACTTTGTTGCTTTCCAGAATCCGGTACACGTCAAAAAAATCTTTCATCCGGCTGTTTTCTTCCGCCAAGTCAATCATAGCCTGAAACTTCTCCGCCACGACCGTTTCCAATGAATAAGCCATGATATTGACAGCCGGGGTTTCTTTCAATAATATCGGATAGTCCAGTTCTTCGGGCTTCGGCGTAATCACGTCCCCGAACCCGATATCCATCGAAATGACTTGTCGTATGGTATCCATCCGAGCCGTGACATGAAGCCGTATGCCATGATATTCCTTGTTTACCGTTATCTCCTCTGCTGAGATACTTTCCGTATCGAATGTCACCCCGTCCTGCGAACAAGGCAGGGCACATATTTCCTCGAATGCCATTTTTACAAACTCCTTGTCCCTGCTGATTTTATCCCCGAGGAAGTCTATATCCAAGGTCGGACGGGCCCGGAACTGCTCGTGGGCGTACAACAACGCGCCGCCTTTCAGAAACAGCCTCTCCCGGAAACGGCTTTGCGACAAACGATACAACAGGCGTTCCTGAATGTAGCGGGTCAATATGAGCTGGTAACCCAGCTTTTCCGCTTTGGATATGTTCAGGAGTTTTGCCCTGACTGATTTCCCGTAATCTTTTTCTCCCATATTTTATAATTGTATTTCCAGATATTTTTTCATTGTCGATGCCACGCGCATAATTTTGGCGTACTTCATCAGTTTGTCGATGTCCCGCGTTTTGCGGTTCAGGTAGTTTTTCAGTATCTCGGAACTGACGTCGATACCGATTTTGTTCCGGTGTTTTATGGCGTCACAGACCGATTTTTCAATGTCATAAACGGGAACAGCAATCCCTTCTATGACAGTACGTGTGATTCCGGTTTCATAGGCCACTTCATCCCATCGATATATCGTAATGGGGGGATATTCAGGTGTCCTTACTTTTCTGTTACGCGCTATGGCAATATAATACTCGGTCGGTATTTGGGTGGTCAGTCCATAATGGGACCACGCAGAGTACATACACAGAACACCTCCCGGAATGACTTTCTCGACATCAATCATGGTTTTAGCCATTTCATCCGGCAGCAGATACACCCCTGGGCGTATGCGAACCAAATCTCCGTTTCTGACGAGTTCCAGTACCTTGTAATACGTTGCGCGGTTTACGGCCTTCGCCTGATTCGCAGTAATGTAGCCTCCATTATTCCGTATGATATTCTCAATATGCTCCATGTCTTCTTTTATCTTTTGTACAAAGTTACCACAAATTTTCAATACAGTGGTACTTTTGTACAAAGATTATTCCTCGACTATTTCGACATAACGAGTCGGATCGAACGAAAAATGCTCTTTACCACCGACATATCCTAATTGATTCGACAGGCATCTGGTGTTTCTGATCGTTGCATCGATATTTCGGTGAGAGTGCCCGTATATCCAATATTCAATCGGGCTCGCTTCGATATAGTCTGTAAGGTCCACCATAAACGCCCCGTTGATCGGGCTGTCCTGAAATTCGGGAGCCATCAGCAGCGACGAGGGAACGTGATGTGTCGTGACCACGATGTGTTTGGCCTTGCTCCGTTTTACGGCCTCGTTCAGAAACCGGAAACAGCGAAAATGCTCCTCGTTGAAGCGGGTCCACGTCAGGAGGTCGTTTCTGCAACGGATATTCCTGAAATCATTTACCCGCAATATGGTTTCCGCCGCTTTATCAAATGGAATTTGCGCCCATAGAGGTGTCACAATCAAGTCGATTTCTGCCCCCAGCGATATGACCTGATTGTTGTAATAACGTACATTGGGACGAATGGCATAACTCCATCCGTCTTCCATCGTTACCATATCGAATCCCCGGTAAAACTCATGATTGCCCAGAATGGCGATTACTTGTTCGTAATGGTCGGCCGCCCAATCCCAAAACGGATGTCGTTCGCAATATTTATCCCCCAAGTATCCGATGTCTCCGGCAAGAATCAGCATATCTCCCGTTACGGTCAGGGGATATTTTTGTAAAAAACGGCTGTTTTCATCAAATTCCAGATGAAGGTCGCTTGCGTATTGTATCTTCATTTCTCTGTATATCAATATTGTTGTTATCTGACGGATTATGACTGCAAAAGCAGGTTTCATCCTATATATAAACAGGTTCCGTATTATATCGAAACCCGTTGCAAGATACAAATAAACAAGCAGATAGGCAATTTTATCCGCGTATTTACACCCGTTGTAACGGAAAAGCCGCTATTCCTTTTTGTAACCAAATATCACGCAGAAATGGAAGATAAGAATCTTACGCTGGAGCAGGAAGCCCAGATTAAGGAGAAGGCGACCGCGCTGAAGGCCGAAAAGAAAACCCGCAAGGTCTATCCGATGGTCGTGTTCGGCGACACGGATTGCGGCGAAAAAGAGTTCTACGTCGCCTACATGGGCGAACCAACCTTCCCGCAGTTCTCGAAGTTCATGGCGGCATCGAAGAAGGACGAGGTGAACGCCATGCGTCAGCTCGCCCGCGACTGCTTCCTCGACGGTGACAAGGAGCTGGTGGACAATGAATCGCTGTTCCTCTTCGGTCTGATGTCGCAGCTTTCGGAGATCATCACCACCCGTCAGAGCCTGCTGGTAAACTGATTGACACCTGGGCGGTACGTGACGACCAGCGGATTCGTCAACGGCTGATTTATATCCGCCACTACTTCCCGGGTGTCAATCCCGACAGCATGACGGACGAGGAGTTCGCCATGCTGTCCGAGGAGGCGTTGTGGCTTCACCAGCAGGTGCTCGTCTCCCGTCTGACCTTGCAACCGCCGTCCCCCTGATCCGCTTTGCGAAGCCCCGCAGCCCTTGTGACTGCGGGGTTTTCCGTTTTCAGTCTCCGGCAGCCGAAAAGGGCTATTCTTTCAACGGATGTAAATACGCTATTCATGGCTCAAACGCAGAATTACGAAGTCTATTACGATATAAAGGTCAATGCCACGGAGGGAACCGAGCAGGTCACCGCCTTTGCCAATGCCGTCGAGAAGCTGAGCAAGGGTCGGGTGAGCTTTGCACCGGTCGTTACCAACATCAACGAGATGATGCAGGCCGTGGAAAAGACCTTCCGGGGAAAGAACGGCAAGAAGAAGGATTTCAACTTCAATCTGGAAATCAAGACCGGCGAGACGGAGAAACGGCTGGAAGGTGTCAAAAACCTGCTGACCGAAATCAAAGAGCTGACGCAAGGCATCAAGCTGACCATCAATCCCGGCGAGAAAATCGACGGCCGTGCGCTCCGCAACCAGACCAATAAACTGGTCGGCAAGAAAAAACTGGATGAGCAGCAAGCCGAGGCGAAACGGAATGCCGCTTCGGCTGTCAAAAGTGTCATGGACACCCAGCGGACGGTTACCCGTTCCGTCGGCAAAATCAATTCGGCTCTCGCTCATTTGGAGAGAGGGCGTGAGGTAAACATCAAGACCGACGCGACCCGGGCACGCTTGCAGGAAATTCTCACTCTTTTAGGCAATATCCGGGGTGCTGCCACTATGACGCTGCACCTGAACACGGCAGCTCCCGCGACCTCCGTTCCAGCCGGTCCCGTCGTGCGCCCGCCGTATGCTCCGGTCGCAGCGGCCGTTCTTTCCGACAAGGAGCAGGCCGGACTGAACAAACGTCTCTATGCGGACGAAGCCATGAACCGTCAGCGCATGCAGCAGGCCAAAGAAAAAGCGGCCTTGCAGGTGGAGACCTTCCGCCAGATGTCGGAGATCCGCGCCGCCGAGCGCGTCGCCCGCCAGCGGGAAAGCGAACGTGCTCGTGCCGACCGGGAGTTGCGCAAGATTGCCGAGCGTACCCGCCGTGAGCAGCTCAATGCAGAGAAGAAACGCCGTCAGGCCGAGGAAACCCAGAGGCGGCGCAACGCAGCCCGGGCGGTAACCTCCATGCGCCGTCAGGCGGCCTTCGAGGATTCTGTGTACGGCAGCAAACGCCGTGCGGCCATCAACCGCATCCAGTATTCCAAAGCCCCGTCATGGCGAAACCTCCCGATGGCCGGAATGCTCAACGCCTACATGGCCTACAACTTCCTTCGCACGCAATTCACGGAGGCAGTCGAGTATTCCAACATCATGCAGTCGGCACACTCGATTCTCCGGGTGGCCGATTCCGATTTGGCGACCTTCGAGGGACGTTTCGACCGGATGGCCCGGTACGTGCGCCGCATCGGTGTTGAGACCAAGTTCACGGCCATCGAGGTGGCGGGCGCGGTGAAATTCCTCAGTATGGCCGGTATGGGTATCGAGACCATCAACGAATCAATCCGCCCGATTACGAACCTCGCGCTCATCGGGGACAACGACATCTCGCAGATTGCCGACCTTGCCACCAACATCCAGACCGGCTACAACATCAAGAACACCAGCATGGGTTCGGTGGCCGATATTCTGGCCTCTACCGTCTCGCGTTCCAACGTGAATATCATCGAAATGGCCGAGTCCTTCAAGATGGCTGCCGGTTACCTGCGACTGTCCGGCGTCGATTTCACAGAGGCATCCGCTGCCATCGGCGTGCTCGGCAACATGGGTATCAAAGGCACGATGGCCGGTACGGCCCTGCGTGCCATGTCCACCCGCTTTGCCAAACCCACCAAAGAGGCGCGGGAGGCATTGGACCGTTTGGGTGTGAAATTCACCCGCATGGAAGACATCTACGGCAAGCAGGTGGAAAAACTGCGCCCGTTGGCCGACATCTTCGAGGACCTGAACAAGAAAGGAGCCACGATGGCCGACATGCAGACCATCTTCGGCAAAATCGGAGGCAACGCCGCCATGATGTTCGTCAGCAATTACGGACAACTCCGCACGCTCGCTTCCCAGAACCGGGCGTCGCAGGGCATCTCCTCCGAACTGGCACAAGTCAAGCAGGACACGACCAAAGGCCTGTGGTACCAGATGACCTCCCAGCTCACGGAATCCTTCATGCAGGGGTACGAACTCATCGAGCCGGTCATCCGGAGCACGTTGAAAGACTTCCTTGCCAAATTCAATTCCCGTGAGTTCGCACGCGGTTTGGCCTCCATCGGACAGGGCGTCATGAGCCTGCTCTCCGTATTAGGAAACTTCGCTTCGTGGATAACACGCAACTTTTACTGGATTGAGCCACTCCTGTTCACCGGTTTTGTCGCCACGCGGCTGTTCAAACTCGCCGGAGCACTGACCAATGTCGGTGTCGCAGTCGGCTTCATCGGCAAACAGGCCGCCGGTAACTCCATCGCCGAACTGGTTTCCGGTCTGACCGGTTTAAGCAGCGCGCGGGGTATTAAAGCCCTCTCTTTCGCCAACAAACGGGCCCTTGTCACGGCCTTGCGGGCAGCCGGTGTCAGCGGCAAGGGTGCGATGAGCCGTGCCTTGTTGCAAAGCGGAGCCGGGTCCTTCGCCGCCCGTGCCGGATTCTCCTCGCTGTTCGCCTCACAGGTCGCTACGGGCGGCGGTCTGGTCGGTGCTGCCGGTTCCCTGAGCGCCATCGGTACGGGTGCCGTTGCCGCAACGGCCGGTATCGCCGCATTGGTGGGAGCCTTGGGTTGGGTCGCCTACAAGACATGGCAGATTAAAAAAGCCAAAGACGCCGTACTGGAAGACATAACCGCCAACGAGAAATACCGTTATCCGGTCATCGAGGACTTGTACGCGGCCTTGCACAAAACCTACCAGCAGGCCATCGATACCAAAAAGGCGGTGGACGACCTGACCTCCGGCAAGACCATTGAGGAGAGCAGCGGGCATAAAATCGGAGCCTTTACCGGCAACTGGTGGACCTCGTTCTTCGCCGAACTCGGGGCCAGCATGGCGGCATCCAGAACGGGTACATATCGTGCTTCGTCATACAGCTACAACGATGCCCGGCAGGACGACAGCCGTGAGGCCATCACCGCCATTGCCCGTCGTGACAGCCAGTCGCGCCTGAACGCTGCTTATGCCGAGTTCGGCAAGATGTCCGACCCGTTGGAAGTCCGTGCCTTCATTGAAAACATAGCCCTCAAATACGGCCAGCAGGCGGTTAGCGCAACGGAAGCCGCGCTAAAACTCGGATTGGACAAACCCTTCTGGTCGGAATATGACGGCAAGGTAACCTATACCGACGCGCTCGGAGATTTGCCGGAGGTGGCGGCCGCCTATACGCCCGCTTACGCCGCCTATCAGAACAGCAACACCGTGAAGCACATCACCACGGCAGCACAGGGTTATCTCAACGCCATCGAAAGCTCTGCGGGAGCCCGTGCCCTGATTGAGAAATCGGGATTCGACTACGGTGAACTGACACGTGGCGGCTTTACGCAGAACAATGACGGATTGTGGGTCCAGAAGGCACTGAACGCGCAGGCCACGGACAAGGAACGTCAGGAGATGCTGGCCGGCCGGCAGCGTGTGCACCACCTGTTGGTCAATCTCTCCGGCACGCTGCGTCAGGTGTTCGGCGGTTCCTCGGAAGCTGCGGAAAACATTCTCCGCAAGGCCGGTTTCTCGGCGATGCTTTACTCCAACGAACCGGACTCGAACGACACCTCGCCATTTAACGCCAACCGTATCACGAACCTTGGCGATGACGACGGCGGCGCGGGTGGCAACTACTCCGGTACGGGACGGCTGTCGTCGGCGACACCCAAGCAGGTCATCGTCAACATCACCAACCTGATGAGTGTGGAGACCATTGACCTGCTCAAATCGCCTGAAGGCCAGACCGCAGAAATCCAGCACTTCAAGGAACAGATGGCGCAGGCCCTTATCGACGTGGTGCATGATTTCGATGCGTCATGGAACGGATAATTAACGAAAAGACAACGACATGAAGAACCTATTCGGCAGCAGATTGCTCAATATCGGTGCCTCGACGCTTCTGAGCGGGGGCATCCTTTCGCACGGCGGACTGGGCGGCTACATCAGCGATGCCGCCCGCCGCGCCATCGGTCTGGGACTCGCGGAGTTTCAGGACGGTGCCGTGCATTACTTCTCCAAGAACAGCGACATCCTGAAACGTGCCGTCATCCAGTTCGCCTGCCAGACGGCCTACGGTATGCTCCGCTCTTATCCCCGCTATATCAAATACTGGGAACAGAAAGAGCGGGACAAATACCTCGAAACCCAGTCGCAGAGTGCCATCGTCAACAAATCGGGACAATACTACCAGCTCATCAAGGAACAGCAGGCCGTCGCCGAGAAGAAGAACTACACCGACAGCATCGTGGGCCGCATGGTGGCTGACTACATCGAACTGAAAATCAGTGGCGAGGGAACCTACTACGACAAGGAAAGCGGCAAAGTGGAGCCCAACAGCAAATACGGGCTGATTACCTTCGTCGATTTAGGTCCGCAGGTGCAGCTCTCCTCGAAAAACAATATCGTGCTGACCACGGTACAGGGCCGCGACCACACCCGCAAGGAATTCATCTCTGGCGGCGATTTGGAATTTACCGTAAACGGCCGGATTACCAGCAAATATCCAGACGTGTACCCTGAAGCTGAGCTGTCGAAATTCCTGAAAATCGTCCAGTACAAAGGCATCATCGACTGCGACAACACCATCCTGCGGCAGTTGAAAATCTCGCAGCTTATCATTCTGGGCTACTCGCTTCCGGCTGCCGAGTACCGGAACATCCAGCCCTATACCTTGCAATGCGTGGCCGTCGAACCCTCCGAGGTTGTGGAGCTGATTTCCAAAGACGCCGAGGTGGTGGACGAGGCCATCGAACACACGAACAAATGGATTAAGTGGGTACGGTTCGGCACCGATGTCATCGACCCGACCTCCATATTAAAACTGAACAACCTATGGCTGTAGCACCTCTTGACGTATTATGTTGCCGGATTACCGTCGGAGACCCCGATGCGGGTAATCCGATGTCCATTCTGAACCCCATTACGCTTACGGAGGTGCAGGAGGTCGAAATCGTCGAGACCTACAAGAAGCTCATCGGCACGGCGACCATCCGCTTTCCCAAAGGGACCGTTTTCCGCTCCACCATCATCGGTACGGCCACCCTTGAAGGCAAAGACGCCGGCCGGATAACTACCGAGGTCATGCAGGACGGCGTGGTCATCGAGAAACGTTCCAGTTACTCGGCGATGGACGCCACGACCTTCAAAACCGGGCAACGGGTGCGTATCCGTTTGGGCTATAACGGGATGCTGCGCACGATGTTCGATGGATATATCATCGGCTACAACACCGAGAGCAGTTTCGAGCTGAAATGCGAGAACATGGCCTACAAGCTCAAACTGAAACAGGCGCCCAAATTCGAGACGCCGGCATCGGGCACGAGCGTGAACGACGTGATGGAAGGCAAATACAACATCCTGAAAGATACCGGATTCAAACTGCACTCCGAAACCAAACGGTTCGACATCCAGATTGGGAAAATCAAAATCACGGACAACTTCACCGTGGCCGACATCCTCTCGGCGTGGAGCCGCTACCGCATTTACTGCTTTCTGAAATACGACGAGAACAGTCCCGACCAGATGCCTGCCATCGCCATCGGCCGCCCGTATTCATCGGCCAAGAGCCAGCCCCGGTTTCCGGAAGACACGTCGTCCGGCCCTTTCCGAATCCGCTTCGACACGCACGTGGCCTCATCGGATTTGAAAGTGCTTAAAACCGACCCGAAATTCCTTGCCGTGCAAGCCAAGGCGTTGGGTTCGGATGAGAAATTCTTCGAGGTGACGGTGCGCCTGAATCCCGACTACGACCCGAACGTTTCCGGCAGCAAGGAGTTCCAGACCGTGAACGCCACGCAAATCAGCAAAAAGACGCACAAGGTGACGGGCAACACCACGGCCAGCGGTGCGCAGACCCGCACGAAAGTGGACCTTTCGACCTACACCATCGTGCCCTACATGTCGCCGAACATGAAAATCAACTCCGACAAGCTCGTCGAGGAGGCCATCGAATACTTCCGCAGCTACAACCTGAACGGCATCAGCGGTTCGGTGACGCTCTTCGGGGATTTCGGGTTATATCCGGCTTGTCAGGTGGAGCTCACCGATGACCGGAACCCGGCCAAGAACGGCACCTACATCGTCGAGGAGGTTACAACTACCTTCGGAACGGGAGGCTACCGACAGAAAATTACGATACCGCATAAAATCAAAGGAACAAAGACAACGTATGGAAACAAAGCATAACTCACAGGACAACAACCGGCGGATGATACAGGAGGCAATCCGCAAAATCGCATTGGGGCGCAGTATCGAGCGTATCGAGATGGCTCCGGGCGGCATGGGCGGCGTGGGTACCGCCCGCATGATTCATGGTTATGTCGCCAAGATACATGACGACCCCAGTGATGAAGAGTTTGCCGACTACGGCGGCACGGTGGACGTGGGCGAATATCCCGACGAGACGGCCTCGGCAGGCGGTATCATCCACAAAGGCGTGTTGCTGGCTGCCGCCCGGAACAACGAAGGCGGTTTTCTCATCGTGCCGACCCTTTTTTCGGAGGTGACCATCGTACTGGACGCCGCCACCCGCCATGCCTATATCGTCAATTACTCCCATGCCGAGACCATCCGCATGGAGGCGCATTCCGAGGTCAGCATCGGCATAACGGAAACCGAGGCTCTCGACCCCGACAGCGACTCCTCGCCCGATTACGACGAGCTGGAACCGACCGGAAACGAAGCCCATACCAGCTACACGGCCGAAGGCATCACGGCAACGGTCAGGAACGACAGCGGCAAAGAATCGTCGGTCGTGCAGGGTGCGGAAGAGATTGCGCAGACCGTCGATAAGTCGGAAGTCAGACAGACCGCCGACAAAATCGTGCAGAAGGTAAACTCCACGACCGTTGCTGTTGCCGACAACAAAGTGACACTCGGAGACGAGAACGCCACCGAACCGTTGGTTTTGGGTAACGAGCTGGCGCAGCTCATGTTAGATTTCCTGACGGAATGCAGCAAGATTATGACGCCTACGCTCATGGGAACCATGCAGCCGCTGAACTTTCCCAACTTTCTCTCGCTGACCTCCAAGATTCAGAAATTCCTATCCAAAACCTCCTATACCAAATGAGTGTCACGCTTCATCCCGGCATCGGCAGTCTCGATACGCAGGGCCTGTGTTACAGTCTCTACCGCCAGTTATACCAGACCTTCTTCAACGCCCAAGAACGCAAGAGCGAAGACAATCCCTACGGTGTGGAGGAAGGTGACGACACGTCCATCCGTCTGCATAACACGGCTTACGGATTTGCCGAGGCGATTTCGTCCGGTGTTTCCGGTGAAGGCGGTGGTACTGGTAGCTGGTCGGGCTATCTGCCCAAAAGCGGCGGTGACATGCAGGGATTGTTATGTGCCGACTACGGCTTTACCGCCGGTATCGACAACCGCCGTCTGCTGGAAATGTACCGCACCTCACAAAGCGATGACGAGGGAAACGTCATCGGTTACACCTACGGCATCCGTCTGACGGGCGACGTACATGTCGGCGGCAATCAGCTCTTTGTGGGCGGTATGCAGCCGCTCCGTTGCGATAAGGCTACCGGCACGATTTACCTGAGCGGGAAACGGGTTGATTTCGCCGACGCAGCCCTTTCCCTCGCTGGAAGTATCCTGTTGGGCGAGACCAAAGAAAACGGGTTGTTCCTGACTTCGGACAGCCTGCTCATTCATGGGCGGGAAGTCTATCACGGCGGTAATGCCAATCTTGCCACTGTGGACTGGTCGATGCACGACGCTACCGTTGCCGGTTCTCTCGAAGTCACGGGAGCGGCGACGCTCTCCGGAAAGCTGCGTGCCTTGCAGGGCGCGGAGTTGGGTGATGGCGGACGACTGCTCTTCTCTGTCCTCGGCGAAACCGTATCCTGTCTGAGTGACCTGACCTTTTCAACCGGATGCGGAGTCCGAATCAGCGGAGTTACCGTGCTCAAAAGTTCCGGTGCGAAAGACATCCGGTTGGAGGGTGCTGACGGCGACCTGCTCGTTGGCGGCGACCACACAGCCAAGATACGGTTTCTGTCGAACCTTACGGACATCGACGGCGAGCACGTCCTGCTTTCCCCATACGGGGCGGCGTACTTTCCCGACTCCATCCGGGTGCGGCACAGCTACGGCGGGGACCTGCTCTCCTCGTATCGCACCAACAGCGAGGATGAAGGCATCGTCATACACAAACTGCTGCGATTCGGAAGCACAGGAGGTTGCTATCTGACAGCCGACAATGACCGATTGGTTTTCGTCTCCCGCAGCGACCACACCCAAGCTCCCGGCGGTCAATACGAATCGGCAAACACATTCCTCTGGCACGCTCCGTCCACCAGCCGTTACGCTCCGTTAAACCGGACGTCGAACTCCCTGCGTATCGGTACATCCGGGGACTTTATCGTCGCTCTGAATCCCGTCGAGGTCACAGGACACATCGGTATCGACGGGAGCTTCACCCGACTTACGGCAGAGGGGCTATTCTTTACCGGCGACATCTGTCTCAGACAGGTCGAGGACGGCATCCGTCACGGCGGTAACGCCTACTTTGACGGCAGCCTCTCCTCGGAGCGATTCACTTCCGGGATGGCCGGCACCGGTTGGGCGATCCTGCGCAGCCGGACGACGGGAAGCATCTCGGCGACCTTTGACGAACTGACCATCCGGAAACGGATGCGGGTTTACGAGTTGGAGGTGCAGCGTTCCTCGGCGACCAACGGAGCCTTGTGGGTAACCGATACCTGTTCGGGAGACAGTGTCGAAAAACTATAAATCCGATTATGGCACTATACGAATATTCCCGTTTCAAGATACGCATCGACCCCGGTTCCAAGAAACGGCAGGGATTGCACGCCGGCGACGTGGTGCGCCGTCAGTATGCGGACGGGGCGCAAACCTTTTACAGCCTGATGGTCGTGCTGGCCACCAGAGAGGACTCCGTGCTACTGCCCGACGGGAAACAGGCGTCATCGCCTTTTTTCATCGGCGCGCTCATCGAGGGCGACGAACCCCGTGACGGAGAATTGCTGGACTTCGTGCGTCTCACGAGCCTGACCGATGAACGGCGCAGCGGCGCCATGTACCTGACTGCCTCGGACGAAGAAGCCCCGTACATGGATGTCATCGACGGCATGGGGACGGAACGTTCCTTGTTTCGTCCGGCATCCCTTGCCGCGTTCGGTTGCAGCGACAACGGGGTGTGGTCCTGCCGTTACACGCCTTCGGAAGGTCCCGCCACCCGCATCCTCCGGATTGGCCGCTCCTCCGACGCGGCGGCTGTCACCGACGGTTTTCAGATTCCGTTTCCCCGATCCGTTTCCCATCCCCAGCGTCTGGTGATTTCATTCCGCATCCGCGCTTCCAAAGAGTTGGCTGCCGTGCCGTTGCGCTTCGGGTATGCCGACGGCACGGAAACAGACGGTCAGGACACCGTGGACGTTACGACCGAATGGCAATACCGGCTGAGCCTGATTACGGTGGACTTTCCTGCGGAATATGCCCGCGCGCTGTCCCTCGACTTTTCGGAAGAGCTCGGTCCGAACGACTGGTGCGAAATCGGAGACCTCAATGTCTGCCTACTGGAACAGCTTTCGTCCTTTGCCGAAGCCGCCAAAATCCGTATCGGACGCATCACGGGAATCGCAGACCCGCTGTTCGGTATGCTACAAGGTTACGGTGCTTACTTCCAGCGTCTCTATGCCACGCGGGACGTCCATGTGGCCGGCACGCTGACCGCCGGTGACGAGGACGGCTTCGGCAGCACCTTCTACGCCGGACGTATTCACAAGAACTGTATCATCGATTCGTTGAGCGGCAATTTTACGAGTACGGTCGTCCGCCTTTCATCTGCCACACCGACCGGTATCGGCAAAAACATCCTGCTGCCCGTGACCGGCGGGACATTGCTTTGCCAGAAAGAAGCGTGGGCAGAGAAACATGCGGGCGAGCGTTACTGCCTCTCGTTCTGGTGTTATTGTCCGTCCAAGCAAGAAACCCCGCTCGACATTCTTCACGGGGGAAAAGTGCTCGCCAGCCTTATGATGCCCCAGACATGGCAACGGGTACATGTGGCCTTCGACATCGAGCATATCCCCGGCGACGACCTTCGTATCGACTTCCGTACTGAGAACCGGGTGGTCTGGTTTTTCAGTTCCCCGCAGCTCGAAAAAGGGAACATGCCGACCTTGTACCAGCCGACGGACGGGACCCTGAACGAGACCGACGAATACGGGGCGTGGTTCTGTCGGGGCGGTGTGGGCGGTACGATTCAACACCCCCTGTTACGGTTGGAGCCGGACGGTTCCATCCGTGCTGGCAACGATTCGTTCGTCATCAACCCTGACGGCAGCGGATACTTCTCCGGCGGCCGTTTCCGCTGGAACAAAGACTCCATCATCTTGCAGGATGTCACCATTCGTTGGGAGGATTTGGATGAAGAGATGCAGGAACAGATGAAACCCCGTTTTGTCACCGTTGAGGGCGGTACGGTGTTTCATTATAACGATGCCGTTTCCGGCAATCTTTGTGACCCGGCGGAAATCCTCCTGACCGGAACGGCGCAGAACCTGACAACGGATTCCTGCCGTTGGGAATACCTTGCTGCGGACGGCGGGTGGAAAGACACCGGAGGGAACCAGTCCGTTTACACGCTCACGCCGGATTTCCCCGGCTGGGAAGGTCGGAATGTCCTGACACTCCGTTTCATCGTCCGATCCTCCGGCACATCGTATCATGCCACGCATACCGTTTCCAAACAATACGACGGCAGTGACAGCTATTCTTTGCTTGTGGAGTCCGATTCGGGCACCGTTTTCCGCAACCACATGGTCGAGACGACACTACATGCCCGTCTTTACAAGGCAGGAACGGAAATCACGGACCGGATTCCCGATGAAAATTTCCTCTGGAACCGCATCAGCGACGATGCCGACAGCGATGCACTTTGGAATGCTGAAGAACATCGGGGACGCACGCTGCGGATTACCGGTGAGGATGTGTGGCGTAAGGCAGTGTTCAACTGTGAAGTGCTCATGTAGGCAATGTGATAAACACTCACGTTATGAATTCAATCCAAAAAATCGTATCTTTGACACCGAAAATTAAAAGAATTGAATTGATATGAAAGAACTTGTAGAAAAAATCAGCGGACTGATGGAGTCCTTCTCGAAAGATGCCAAGGCTCAACTCGAAGCCGGAAACAAGGCGGCCGGTACCCGCGCCCGCAAAGCATCGTTGGAACTGGAAAAAGCACTGAAAGAATTCCGTAAGGTTTCTGTTGAGGCTTCGAAGTAAGCCCTGTTACAACAACATCGAAAAAGAAGCATGACCGGATGCTGGTCATGCTTCTTTTTTTTGTACCAATCCCGTCTATAAACTCCTTGCCCGCACATACGGCTATTCTTATACAAACAAAACGTATGAGCAGCCGACAAGTTATCGCGCGTGGGCAAACCACGATTTACATACAGAAGGATTCCTACACAATCAGCCAATCGCTCGGGGAATATGTCTTTCCCACAGACCATTCGGGGAAGGTGCTCTCTGCCGTTAGCCTGACTTCGACCGTCAAGGTCACGTGTGGCGATTCGGAATACAAGGATTTTACCATCGGAGCGATTGTCAAGCCGGCCGGTTTCTCGTCCATTTCTGTGGATAACAGCCGGAAAACAGTGACCTATACGGTTGCCGCTGGAACGACAACCCTTACCGAGCACGGTTCTTTGGATATTCCCGTTACCATTGCGGGGGCGGTTTACCGCCTGTCGTTCGTCTGGTCGAAAGCGAAAGCCGGTGCACCGGGCACTGCCGGTGCCGATGCCAACCTGCTGGACTGGGTACGAGAATGGAATACCGGTAAAACGCTCATCAGCAGTCATACCGTCATCACGCCAAAACTCTTTGCCGGTGTGAAGAACGCGGACGGCACCGTGACGGGTACTGCCATCGGTCGCTTCTCTCTCAGTACAAAAACCGCTTCCGGCGGTATTGCCACCGAAACCATCGACGGTATCTGCGGCTTCAGGAACGGATACAAAACCTTTCTTTTGGATAACGGCGGTAACGTCCAGCTCGGTTACGGTGACCAGTTTGTCCGCTACGATGCTTTAACCGGCAAAATCACGTTCGGTGCGGGGGTCAGCCTGAACTGGACCAACGCCATCCAGCAAGCCAAGACTGAAACGCTTAACGCTGCCGCCGCTACTGCCCAGAGCAAAGCGGACGCCGCATTGGGCAGCGCCAAGAGCTATGCAGATACCAAGAAAAGTGAAGCCGTCAACAGTGCTGCCGCTACCGCCCAAAGTAAGGCCGATGCGGCTTTGAACTCGGCTAAAAGTTACGCTGACACGAAGAAAAGCGAAGCCATCACACAAGCCGGCAAAGACGCTGACGGTAAAATCTCGGCACTGACCGCTACGTTGAATACCTCCATCGCCGACGCCAAGAAAGCCGGAACGGATGCCCGTGCCGTGGCGGATGCCATCACCTCGAAAGCCAATGCGGAAGGCTGGTCGAACAAGCTGACCTACATCGATGCGAATGGCATATTCACGGGAAAGCTGTCTGCCAATACCGTCAGCGCCATCAATATCAACGCCTCGCAGATTACGGCGGGAACCATTGCCACCGCCCGCCTGAATGCCGCGGAAATCCGGTCGAACATCATCAATGCGGCATACATCAACGGTCTGACGTGCGCCTTCGTCCGGGGTACCATCGGCGGTTGGGCCATCGGTGCCACCACATTATCCAACAGTCACATCCTGTTGGACAGCGGGAACAAACGGGTTGCCGTTTACGGGGCAAATTCCAGCGCGGTCAGCGGCAAGCGGGTGCAGCTCTACTACAATTCCGACACGGATTTCGGTTTCTATGCCACGGATGCTTCCGGCAACTGCCTTGCCCGTTTCGGTTCGGCCAACCAGATTGCCGGGTGGAACATCGATACGACCCGCATTTATAAAAACAACATCGCATTGGGTGCGGACGGTTCCATTGCTAACGGCAGCAAATGGAAACTGAACAACGACGGTTCCGGCAGCATCGCTTCGGGGAACATCTCTTGGAATGCGGCCGGTGCGGTGACCTTTTCGGCTGCGGTATCGCTGAACTGGACCAATGCGGCCAATTCGGCATTGGCATCCGCCAAAACGTATGCGGATACCAAAAAGACAGAGGCCGTCAATGTAGCGGCGGCAGACGCCACCAGTAAGTCAGATGCAGCCAAAGAACTGGCGCGGGCAATGGCTTTCGGTAAAATGCTCTACCGAGACCCAACTTTCCGCAACGGCAATAATAATGTCAGTGTGTATAACAATGCTTCTAACGGAACCGTTACCATAACCCGGGTCAGTGCACCGGCACCCAACGATAGCGGTTACATATTGGAACTTAAAACTACGGGAAGTGCAGCTCCCGGTTTCGGCGGATTCACGTTCTATACCCAAGCCGGATATAGAAAGATATTCATTGTCCGTATCATAGCCAAAATTCCGGCAAGGCGGCAGATTGCATGGGCGACAAACAGCCTCGGAACCGGAAATTCCAGCAAATGGCTGACGCCGACTGCGGGCACGGGAGACTGGTGCGAGTATATCTATAAAGTGGTATGCGGCACGGAGTCCTTTTCAACGACCAATTTCTTTTATCTGAACGGTGGTGCCGCCGCTACAACCGAGGCCCCGGTTATCTGGCAAGTGGCATACGCAACCGTATTCGATGTCACTTCGTCCGAGCGATATACCACAACTATTGATGCCAATGGCATCTACACCGGCACGCTGACTGCGGCGCAGGTCAATGCCGTTTCCATCGATGCGGGCAGTATCCGGACGGGGACGCTCAGTGCCGACCGTCTGGCTGCCGGCAGCATCCATTCCACGAAACTGGATGCCGCCAGCATCAAGGCCAATATCATCAATACGGCATATATCAACGGCCTGACCTGTACTTTCGTGCGGGGCAAAATCGGTGGCTGGACCATCGGTACGGACAACATCACGGCCGGCAGTGTGGGTGCAGTCGGAGCCATGCCAATCCAGATGCGGACTGCGGCCAGCGGTTCGGGTTATTGGTACAACGGCGCATACAAACCGCAGGGCATCGTAATGACATGGTACCAAAGCAGCAATGCGGGGCATGTGGTTTTCGGTCAGATTGCCGCTTCGGGCAACAGCGTGAAAACCGGTTTTCTCGGCATCCAGATGATGACGTGGGACCATGTGGAATACTTCTGTCTGTCGGCCAACTACACCAAATCGGGAGCCAAAGAGATTTACAACCGCATTGCCGGATGGGCTTTCGACAACACCCGCATCTGGAAAAACAACGTCTCGTTGGGTGCCGACGGCTCCATCACCAACGGTACGCGCTGGAAACTCAACAACGACGGTTCCGCCTCGTTCGGTTCCGGCCGGAGCATCTTCAACACGGACGGTTCGGGACAGGTAGCCAACGGCAAATTCAAATGGGATGCCGCCGGCAACATCATCGCCCAAGGAGGCAAATTCAAGGATGTGACCATCCAAGGCACCATCCGTAGCGCGTTCGTGCAGAACGACCCTTCGATTTGGATTGTCGTGGGCGGCGGCACGACCAGCGATGTGCAGACCGACCCCGTGCACTACGACAACGTGGTCTGTACGCAAACGGGCGGCTGGAACGAGAACATCAACCTGCAATGGACGTTGGAAAACTCCGGCCGCCGGATTTGCCTTGTCAATTACAAGTGGGGTTCTACCATCTCTACGGGAGTGATGAGCATTACGGCTCCCAGCGGCAAATATTTCTTCGAGGACGGCATCTCGAAAACGACGCTCAAATTCTCCCGCGAAGTAATTGAAATGATTGGTTACGGGGACGACAAGACCTTTTTCGGATGGATTGTACTCAACCGCCGGGACCTGATGACAACCAGCCGATACGGAAAGTTCCAGCAAATCCTTGTTACAGGCATTGTTACCGGAACAACTTCCAGCGCATCCGTCCGTTTCCTCTGTTTCGACGGTTCAAAATCGGTATCCGTCAGCCGATTGGGAAAAGGCATGTACCGTATCTATCTTCCTTCTACGTGGGGGCTGTCGAGCCGCTACCTCGTCATGGCTACCGGAATCTATTCCACGGCGGAAAACACTCCGATTTATCCGACGGTAAAAGCAATCTATTCCTACTATTTCGACATTTACACGCAGGATGACGCTTCCCGGAATGACGGCTCGTTCAACTTCCAAGTAATCAGTACGGCGGACTGGGATTTGTAATTTTTTTGAAGCATTGTCACCTGTTCGGCACCTTGCCATGCTATTCTTTCATAAACCCTGCTTTATGAAAGTTATCCGCATCACTACGACAAAGACAGCACAGGAACGCACGGAACGTGCCTTCTACAACTTGGATTTTACCATTACCGACGGGGCACTGGAACGTGTGGTGGCTACCGTTTACACTCCCGAGAGCCGTCCCGACAGCGACCCGGCACCGGTCTTCATCGGCACCATTACTTACGAAAACGGACAAATCTTCTGCTCTCTGCCCAAGGACGCCTCCATTGCCGGTCTGATGGGCGACTTCGAAAACTTCATGGTCCAGATCCAGTCCGCCGTAACGGATGAACACGCAGACAACGAATAGTACGGAAACCTAATTATCAGAATATGGAACTAAACATCAAAGACCGGCTCTACATTCCGGTCATCCTGCCCAAGGAGGGCACGTTCAAGGAGTTCAACACCAAGAAAGAGATTCTTCGCAAAATCGAAATCTCCGCCGGTGAGCGCGAGGCGGTCGGTCTGCACGAAAACGAGGAGAACGGGCGCATCGAGTGGGACATCGAGAAAGACACGCCGATAGCCATCGACTTTGCGGGGGATGAACTTGCCTACCTGAAACAGGCTTGCGAGAAAATCTCGGACGAGAAATTGCCGGACGACATGTGGATGGTCGTGGAAAAAATCTACGATGCAGCCATTTCCCAGTAAAGCTCTAAACCATTCACTCTTTCGGCCGCTAATCTTTATCAGTAACACACGGCCCCGGCGCACCTGTGTCCGGGGCCTTTTAATACCTGTTTATGGCACGCATGGACATTACGATGAATCCCTCTTTGGGTGAGGTAAGCACATCGGCCGGTCTGTCCGGCAAGGTGTTCTATCCCTTTCGCCTGTCGGGAGAGCAGGACGAGAGGTGGGTACGCGGGGAGATTACCGTCCCTGCGGACTTCGCCGCGCGCCGCCGTGGCGAACCGGGTTTTCATGTGCAAATCCCTTACACGCCGCTCTACAAGGAGCTGCTCGTGCGCCTGCGCCTGGACAACGGAACGGGGCATCCCGAATACTTTATCAACTCCACGGACAACACCACATGGTTCCCCGTGTATTTGCAGGATAGCGAGGGCGCGATGCGGGCCGTCCGGCTCTCCGAATACGAGACCGTCAACGAAGAAGGCCGTTACCATCTTGTCCTTCGGGACGGCTGCCTTCTGCTATACTCCGGCAACGAGACCGATTTGGAAATCGGTGCCTCCAAATACCAGAACGAAGTGTTCCTGCTGAAAGCCTTTCCGGGAAACCTGTACCAGCATCCCACCACCGGCGTGGGGCTGATAGACTTCCTGCACGGCAACTTCGAGAACAACAACCTCGCCGCCAGACTGCAAGCCGAATTCAAGAGCGACAACATGGTCATCATCAACGCCTACATGGACTCCGTTACCGGAGAGCTCCTGTTGGAAACCGAAGAAAAGGAGGAACAGCATGGGTAAATATACCGTCACCGAAGGTCAGAACCTGTATGATGTAGCCCTGCACCTGACCGGTTCCATCGAGGGCATCGTGGATTTGTTGATTTGCAACCCCGCGCTCTCCTTGGCCGATACGCTCCGCAGCGGAGACGAACTCTTCTACACGGACGGTTTCGTTATCAATGCGGATGTGGTTGCCCGATACCGGCGGGAGCAAATCGTACCGGCCGGCGGTGAACGGAACGTCTATCCCAAGTATCCGTCGGGCAACCGCCGTCTGTGGTTCACGCTGGAAGCCGCACAAATCGCTACGGCTTTTTCCCTTTCCGGCAGCGGTACCACCGAAATCGACTGGGGCGACAACTCCGCGTTGGAACCCGTAGTATTGAGTTCCTCCGTGCGCCTTATCGAGCACCGTTTCGACAACACGGTCCTTACGCCCCGGCAGGTACGCCTTTACGGGGACTTCACCTTTCAGAACCTCGATTTGAGCGCGAGCGGTGCACACCGCATCCGCCTGTCCGAGCCGCTTCACTGCGAGCGGTTCTCGCTTTGCGGCGGCTCGTGCCCGTTGGACTTTGCACCTCTGCTGGACGGTGTCTTCCGGATGGACCTCAGCCGCCTGAGTTGCGGGAGCCTGCTGCCGTTGGCGGAGTGCCGGCAACTGATGACGCTTGATTTGACGGACGCCGACGTAAGCCGTGCTGCCGTCGATGAATACCTGCTCCGGTTGGTTACCCATCATTACGGCCGCCGCAACTGCGACCTCACGCTGCCTGTCGTTCCTTCCGGCACCTATACAGAACCGGTTCGGGATGCCGTCGGCTGCTATGTTCCCGTCACCGGTCTGGAAGCTGTCTGGCTGCTCACCCACGAGGAGAGCTGGAACGAAGGCGGCGCGTGGATGGTCCGTACCCCCGAAACATGTTACCGTTATAACCCCCGATAAATCCCGAACCCATGAGCAGAACCCTGAAAGAAATATACGACGAAGTTGTCCGTGAGCGCAACAAGCGTATGGAACTGAACGAATTTTCCAGCGACTCGAAGCTCTCCATCCTGAACGGCATTGCGTGGACGGTCGCCGCTGTCATCCACAGCTTCGAAATGCTGCTCGACGTCTTTGCCTACGACATCTCCGAAACCATCAACCGGCGCATCAACGGTACCCCGGACTACTACGCCCGTGCCTTGCTCCAGTACCAGAAAGGCGACGAACTGACGGTTCGTGAAGACGGTCTGGCTTTCGGGTATGCCTCCGTGGACGAAAGCAAGCGTATCATCACGCAAGTGTCGTATGACGAGAGCAGCGACGATGTGAACCTCGACAGCAAATTAGTCCTGAAAGTCGCCACCGGCGACAGGGGCAACCTGTCTGCCGTAGATGAGGAAGAGCTGGTGCAAATCCGCGCCTACCTCGGTAAAATCAAATTCGCCGGTACCCGTGTCGAGGTAACCTCCCTGCCGGGCGACCTGCTGGTACCCCGGCTTTCCGTCTTCTGGGACGGCGCCATCTCCGAGGCGGAGGTGTTTGACAACATCGAAGAAAAGCTGAAAGAATACATGATGAACATCGAGTTCAACGCCGTCGTCTATGTCTCCAAGGTCATGGAAGCCATCCGCTCGGCCGAACATGTGACCGATGTGTGGATTGACGAAGAGGCCACGCCCCGTCAGGGTATCTTTTTAGCCTGCCACAACAGCGAGGGTATTTTAATGCCGATGGAACGCATCGCCCGGATGCGGCATACCGCCTCCGGATACCTGCGCCAGTCCTCCGGTAAGGGCGACGAAGAGCAGATACCCAATTTCCGACAAGCCCTAAAACTCAGCGTCGATGGACAATAACAGATACCGGCTGCCGACCGACAGGCTCATCAACCGCTTGACCCCGCACTACCTGCCGGGGCGGCGTTATATTCTTCTGCTCCAAAGCCTCGTATGGCCGTTGCAAAACCTGAACGACCATTTCTGCGCATGGGCGCGGGAACGGCAGATTGAGGCGCGCATGACCTCGCAGGTGATGTGGTTCGAGTGGTGGCTGAACTACCGGTTCCGCCGTTACTTCCTGAACATGTCGGATGCCATCCACATCACCGACAGCACGCCGCTCGGCGTGGACCTCTACCATGAGCGCGCGACGGTCGGCCGCCCGTTCACGGTGTGGTACGAGGGCGAGCAGGTCACGACGGACCGCGACGATGAGACCCCACGGCCGCTCCATCTCCATGCGGAAGAAAAGTCGTTGGCGAAAGTCAGTTTTATGGTATGTGTGCCGTCCATTGCCATCCCCACGCAGGAATTTGTCTATATGCTTTCCTACGCAGTCAATACTTACCGCACGGCGGGCAAGACCTACCTGATTAAGATTGACGGCGAAGAGCTCAAACCCAATCAAACGAAATCATGAAAGAATTCATCGCGGAACCCGGCGGCCGTTATACTTACGCCGACGATATCATCAACTTGCAGGACATGGTATTGGCCGTCAGCAGCCTGCTGGACGGCTGTTCCAACTTCATCATATCCGGCTGCCGGTGCCAAGGCGCCGTCATCACCTCCGGATACGTCTGGTTAGGCGGCAAGATCCGCCGCTTCGAGGGGTGTGCCGACGCCTCGTACCCTTACTACATCTACGAGAAAAACAGCAACGAGCCGGTCACTTACGCCAACGAGGTCAACAAACGCGGCCGGGCGTGCTATTTGGCATCCGGCGGTCGTTCCGTGCCCGACATTGCCGACCCCGTAACGGGAACCTTGCCGCAGTTCATCGAGGTAACCGCCGACTATGCGCCAAGGCTGGCTGACAAATTCTTCGGCCGTTATGCCCTGATGACCGACAGTCCCTTTACCCGGCAGACCGTCCGGAAAGACCTTCTGCTGACCGGTACCCTTGCCGTGGAAAAAGGCATCGAGAGCAAACATTCGCTTCTTGTCTCCCCGACAGGCAGCAAACAGATGCTGCGGGGCTACTTTCCCGAAGCCTCCGTCGCCCGCCTCGAAGCCGGCACCCATGCGGCACCCGTCGCCGCTGTCGTATTCGACCTTCTCAAAGGGAGCGTAACCATCGAAAGCAAAGGCGTTGTCGCCGCCACTTTCACGGAACGGCTCTGCACCTTGTCCGACCTGCGCAGCGACACGATGCGTGCCGGTTCGCTTTACCTGACGGGCAACCAACTGAAAAACACCGCCGACCGGAGCGACAATGGAACCGTCCGCATCAACTATGACGGTTACGAGGAAGGCACGGCTTACTTCCGGAATTTCGAGGTGTACGACGGCAAACGGTGCACGGTGCCGCTCTTGCAGGTCTGCGGGGCTGACAGACGGGTGACGGTGCATGCCGTATTGGCCGTTGATTCGGCGCATGGCATCACGCTCTCCGATGCGGACCATGCCCTGACGGATGCCGCATTCGGCGGGGTGATACGCTGGTGCGACCAGTCGGGAGCGGAAGCCGCCCTTGTCGGGTACGCAGCGGATGACCACTGCCATTTCTCCATCACGAATCCAGCGGGAGGCATTCTGCTCGTCCCGAAAAACTTCGTCGATGTGCAGGGCGATTTGCGGGTAAACGGCATTTCCATCGCCAAGACATACGCCACGCAGCAAGCCCTGACCGACGGGCTGGACAAGAAAGTGGATGCCATCGAGGGCAAGGGTCTATCGACCAAAGATTTCACCATAGAACTCTACGACAAACTCAACGCCATTGCCAGCGGCAGCTTCGCCGGAGAGGACACGCCCCAGAGCGAGGGGTACGTCACTTCGACGCAGGTGGCTGCCGAACTCCAGAAAAAAGCAGACCGCCTGCTTGACGGTCTGGACGAGGGAGAGCGGCAGACCGCCGCCGGTAATCTGGGCGTCCATTCCATGAAAGACGCTGACAACCGTTTCGGCCGTCTTGCAGAGCTGTTCCAAGACTACATCACCTTTTTGGTCCGTCAAGGGAAAAGTTCGGCCCAAGCCCAGCAGATGCTTCGGGAGAAGTTGGCCGCCGCCGGCAGCAAAGACCTTACGGACAACTATATGCGACGGGACGGGAAACTCTCGGACCTCATTCTGCGGGATGACGACGCCCGCAAACTGGCTTGCAGGACACTCGGTGCTGCCTACGCCGCCGACTACCAGCCCAAACTCTCCGATACCGGCTGGCTCCAGATGTCGAACAGCGGTTCGGGTACCGATACCAGCAAACTGTTCGTGCGGCAGATAGGAAGCATCGTCTGCATACAGGGGCGCATCAACACCGCCCGGCGTGACGGCAGCAACGAGGGCGGCATCGTCGCCGTCATTCCCAACAAGGTCGAGCCGCCCAAATACGGCTTGCGTACCACGATGGCACACTGGAACGACGATCACAAATACAACCGTGGTTCCTCCTTCACCATCGATGCCGGCAGCCGCTACGTCCGTATCTACGAACGGGGCATGTACAACACCGAAATCAATATCCACTTTTCATACATGACATAACATGAAGAAGCTCAACATCCAGCGCGACCTGAACAGCCGCGCCGCCATCAGCGAGAAACGCCGCCGCACGCAGAGCGTTGCCAAGGCACCTGTCGAACCCGTAAAAAACGAAAATCATGGCACAAGCGAAGAAACACCGGGGCGCGAGGATTACCCGCAAAGCGGAGCAGAACCCCGCAAAGCGTCCCGGAAAGTCCGGAAGGCCGAAGGGGACGTATAAGCGATACCTTTTCGAGGAGACCAAATTGGGATTCTTCCTCAAATACGAGGTGCCCGAAGTGTTCCAACTCATCATGCAGTCGCTGCCAGCGGGGCGGTACCGTGCTCCGCCGCTGCCGCTGATCCGCATCGTCTGTGCGGCCTCGAAGGACCCGTCCCTGCGCAAGCCCAAGTTCCGACGTTACATGGAACTCTACGAGCGGGACGGTCTCTATTGCCGCCGCGCCACCGTGATGACCCCGGCGAAGAAACCCTTCTACGACGAGATGCGGCGGCGCAAATTGGAGAAATTCATCTGCCGGAACCGGAAACTCATCTCCGCCATCCGCCGCCAAATGGTCGAGGACGCCTCAAAGGTGGACACGTCGAGCCTCTATCCGGCAGAGCGTCTGCGGCTTCCGTGGCAGAACACCGCGACGGGAAAACCCTGAAACAATTATTTGCAGGATAAAATAAACCGTTTGAAAACAATGGGTTATCCACTTTTTCAACAAACATTCAACCGTTTATTTTGCCTGCTCGTGAAAGGGGGCTATTTTTGCAGATACTTGAATTGAATCCGCCCGTTCGGGCGGCGCATAGGGAAAGTGATAAACGGACCGGAACCGGCCGGCTTTCCATCCAGTTTCTAAATTGAAGAGCGGCGGTGCATCCGAACCCGTCCCTCGTCGTCTTTTAGATTCTTCGGCATTAGTAATTTATCACTTTCAACACTATGCAAGACGAAAATCTTGAAAGAGAGAATCCGGTTTCCGTGGAGGACTTATTTCTTGCCTCGCAGGAAACCTATGCCCAAGCGCAACAGCGGGCGCAGGAAGAGAACAAGGCGTTCGCCCGCACCGAGTTCTTCCGCATGGACAAATTAGGTGTGTACCGCCTGCGTGTCATGCCCATCGCGCCGACCACCGACGGTGTACTTACCCGTCCGGGTTACGAATTTCCCGTCCACCAACTGTTGCTCGAACTGGAGAAGCCTTCCACGGGCGGCAAAGCCTCGTACCTGTACGTGACCGTCCCGCGAGCTACCGACGCCGGTTATCCGCTCGACCTCATCGACATCTACCGCAAGGCCGCCGTGGCGGAGGCCAAGGCACAAGGAGACGACAAACTGGCCGATAAAATCGGGGGCGGCAGCTTCGGCGGCGGCCTCAAATACAGCTACGGCCATGCGCTCTACGTCCTCGACCTCGACGAACGGGCCAAAGGGCTCCAGCTACTCACGCTCTCGCACAGCCAGTTCAAAGACCTCGACGAGCGGAAATTCAAACTCTGGCAGAAGAAACTGGCCAAGAACCCGGACTATCCCTGTCCCGTATGTTCGGTGCGCGACGCCTATCCGGTGGAAATCGAAAAGAAAAAGAACGGTGGCAAGACCGAATACCTCGTGAGCATCGACAACGAAAGCGACACCGACATCCTTTCAAAAGAGGAATTGTCGGCCCTGCTCTCCGCACCCCGCATTCCCGACATCATCTACCGCTACTCGCGCTATCAGGCCGAGGCGACCGTCGAGTACCTCAAACAGTGCGACGTGCGTTACGGCATGGCCATCATGGAGACGGACGAGATGAAAGAGGCCGTCGAAACCATCATGGCCGCCCTCCCGAAAGAGGACACCAGCTCCTTCTCGTTCGACAAACGCACAAAAGACAACAAGGACAACCCGGCAGCCGGAGCCGCTACCCTCGACGACCTGTTCGAGCGGTTCGACAGCTTGCAGGAACAGGGATTGGGCGACCGCACCGAGCAGGGGCAGGAACTTCGCGGGCTTATCCGCGCCTACATCGAGCAGGAAGGTCTCCAAATCCGCGTGACCCGTTCGACCTCGAACAAAGACCTGCTGGAAATGATTGAGGAGGCAATGCAGGGTCCCGTCCCTTCCGGAGAGGAGGAAGCGCCGGAACCGCCGGCCGAGGAGGAACCCCGTCGCCGCCGCAGGTAAACAGACACATAGAGTTATTCATTTCAGGGAAGGAGCAGCCTCGTGCTGCGCTTCCCTTTCCTACATCACATGCTTATGCCAAAGGAAAAGAATTATCCGTGTCTGTTGTTACTGAATGACATACACGCATCGAAAGATAACATACCCGAATTTGCGGCCAATTGGCGGGAGGCCCTCGACATCTGCCGGAAGATGGACATCCGGGACATCGCCCTCGGCGGCGACCTCTTTCTGAGCCGTGCCGCCCAGACCCTCGACGTGCTGCTGGCCGTCCACGACGCCCTGCTATTAGCTGCCGAGTACGGCATGCGCGTCACGATGATTAACGGCAACCACGACAAGGTAAACCAAGAATCGCCGCGCGGCTACTGCCATGTATTCGACCAACACGACAACGTGCTGGTCGCGGACGACTACATCGCCTTGCCCTGTCCCGACGGGCAGCGGTTCATCCTGCACATGGTCGCTTACTTTCCGGAGAGCGGCAGCTTCCCGGAGAAATTGCAGCGGGTGCGTCTCGACCCCGAACGGTTGAACTACCTGTACATCCATGAAGGCATCAACGGTGCACTTTCCCAGCCGTCCGACAACGAATTGCCAGTACACCTCTTCGAGGCTTTCGACAAAGTCTTTGTCGGTCACTACCACAACCGCTGCATCATCCCGAAAACCCGAATCGAGTACATCGGCTCCTCGCGCCAGCACAACTTCGGCGAGGACGAGGAGAAAGGCTATACGGTCATCTACACCGACGGTACGCACGAGTTCATCAAGAACCGTGTGAACACCCGTTACAAGGTGCTGGACGTGTCTGCCGAGCGGACGGGCCTGCACCTCATGGACGAGCTCAGGGAGATCGATGCCGACGGCCGCTACAAGGTCAAGGTGCGCGTCCATGCCCCGCAGGCAGCCATGAAGTCGGTGAACAAGGCCGCGCTTTTGGAGGCCGGTGCCACCAAGGTAGAGCTTATCGCCGATGATGAAGAGATGCTTGAAGCCTCGTCCTCATCCTTATTCGAGAAATTCGACAGCCACCGTATCCGCGAGACCTACGAGGAGTTCTGCCGCGAGAAGCAGATTGAGGACGTCGCCGTCGGACTGGAATACTTATCTAAAATCGAAAACGTACCATGTGGAAACTGAAAACCATAGAGGCGGAAAACCTGTGCGCTTTCCGCCGCCTGTCGTACACCTTGCAGCAAGGCGTTACGACCCTGATATTCGGCGACAACCGTGACAACGACTCACAACAGTCGAACGGTGCCGGAAAATCCGCCCTGTTGGAGAGCATCGCCATCGGCATCACGGGCAGTCCGCTGCGTAAGATACGTTCGGAGGAAATCATCAACGATGCTGCCGAGGAGTGCCGTATCCATCTGCATCTGACAAACGACGCTTCCAATGAGGAACTCGTCATTTCACGCCGCATCCCCCGTAAAGGGACATCGGCGGTTGCCTGCACGCTCCGGCGAGGCGGCAAAAACGTAGAGACTGACGAGGCCGTACAGCCCTCGGTCGATGCCTACAACCGCTACATCCTCGACAAATTGGGCATCACACGCGACGAACTGCTGAACAACTTCATTCTCTCGAAATACCGTTACGAGGACTTTCTATCGTCATCGGACAAAGAGAAAAAGGAAATCATCAACCGCTTCTCGAACGGCATCCTTGTGGACGAAGCCATCGCCCGTGTCGAGGAGGACATCGAGCCTCTCGGCAGCGAACAGCAGAAGATAAACCTCGAACTGGCCGGTATCGAGGGTCGTATCGAGATATTGCAGGAGCAGATTGACCGCGAAACGGCGGCAGGCGAAGAGCGCGGTCGCAACCGTGCAACCCGCATTGCAGAGCTTGAAGCCTCCATCGCCGCCAAACGGGAACAGATACGTGTCCGGAAAGAGTCAGCGGCGGAAACCGATTCCGCATCAGAGAAAATCCGGCAGGCAGACGAGGCGTTGCAGGAGCTGGAATCTTCGGACACCTCATTGGAAGAGTGCCTGAAAGCCATCGAAACGTTTATGCCGCTCTTCCCGAACGCACGCCGCACCGACTGGAACCGCACCCTCCGGCTCAAAAAAGAGGATATGGAGGTTGCCCGCGCATCGCTTGCCAAACTCGACGCAGCGGTCAAGCACGCCGAAGAGACGCTGGCGCAGAAGCAGGCGGCATGGGAACGGTTCAAAAAGGATTACGCCGGCTTTTGCTCGCAGTACGAGGTACAGACGGCAGGCTATCAGTCCCGGCTACTGGAAATAGACAAACAATTGCGCGACCTTGCCGGGCGTTTGGACGAGTTGCGCCGCAAGCGTCGTGTCGTCTCGGCCGGTATCGACGAACTGTCCAACAAACTGGCCGGTTCCATAACCTGTCCAGCCTGCGGACACGAGTTTCTGGTAGCACAGCCCCAGTTCGACATCGAAGCCGGAACCAAGGAACTGCGTCTTCGCCAGCAACAGCTCTCCGAGTTGAACGGTCGCATAGAGACTGGGGAGAAACAAACCGAAGAGGTAGAGATGCAGCAGAGCCGCATCCGCACCGGACGCCGCGACATGGAAAACGAGCATCGGAATTGGGAACAGAAACTGTCGGAACATGAGCGGGCCGTGCGCGGTGCCACAAGCAGTGTCGAGCATGCGGAGCATGACCGCAAGCGTACCCAAGCCGGGATTGCCGCCATGCAGGAGGAGATAGACGGCATCCGCCGCAAGGTATTCGACGAAGTATTCGGCTTCATCGACGAGCGGGGTGCCGCACTCGGTCGGGAGAAGCGTAAGGTCGAGGAGGACATCCGTTCGGCGGAGTGTGCCGTGGACACCCTGAAAGAGACCATCCGCGAGGTCAATGAGGCTGCCACAACCGACCTGACCCAGTCGCTCCGCGCTACGCTGAAACAGGAAAAGCAACGCTCAATGGAGACTGCCCGACGCAAATTCGACGTGGACGACAAAATGCGGGCGTTGGAGGTACAGCGCGAGCGTTTCGTGCAGTTCAAGACCTATCTGGCCAACACCAAAATCGAGGCCCTCAGCCGCATCACCAACGAGTTCCTTGTCGGTATCGGCAGCGACATCCGCATCCGTTTCGACGGTTATACGGTGCTCAAAAGCGGCAAGGTGCGCGAGAAGATCTCCATCTCGCTGTTGCGTGACGGAATGGACTGCGGCTCGTTCGGCAAATTCTCGGCAGGTGAAGCCGCCCGCGTGAATCTGGCGACAATCCTCGCCATGCAGAAGCTCGTCAACGCCAACTGCGATGACGAAAAGGGTCTGGACCTGCTCGTTCTCGACGAGATATTGGAGGCGGTGGATGAAGCCGGTCTGGCGTCCATGTTCGAGGCATTGAACGCCCTCGGCGGCACCGTGCTGGTGGTATCGCACGGTAATGTCGCGGAAGGATATCCCAATAAACTGGTAATTGTTAAGGAGCATGGAGAATCGCGTATCGGAGAATAGCCTCGTGACAAGAGAGCAGGTGCTGGCGTTGGACATCGCCACGCACACGGGATACTTCTCGCTGCATGAAGCCGGGGTATGGAACTTCACCGAATCGAAACGGCGTAACGACAACAAGATGCACGGCGCGTTCCGCGTCATGCTCATGGCTTTTATCCGCCGTTACAGCATCCGTCGGATCGTTGCCGAGGACGTGGCTGTGAACCGCCACTTCTACGACCTGCGGCGTCTTTCTGAGCTGCGGGGCATTCTGCTGGAAGTCTGCGATGAACTCGACCTGACGGAGCCTGAATTCGTGAATCCGGCCACGCTGAAGAAATTCGCCACCGGAGACGGACGGGCGACCAAGGAGCAGATGATTGCGGCGTGCAAGAACAAATACGGCATCGTGCCGGTGGATGACAACGCCGCCGACGCCTGCCACCTTTATCATTACTATATCCGCAAATATCGTATTTAAGAAGTTATGACAAACATTTATAGAATTGACGCACATCGGGTTGCTGACAGATTGAGATTCAGATTGAACCATCAATCCGTCGGCCTATGGAGCAACAGGGAAATCTACTCTCGGAAGAAGAGTTAAAAAATATCGAATTGCGTACCGAGCTGTTCAACCGCTACATCCTGCCCAACAAAAATCTGGTGTACCGACTCTGCATCCGTTACACCTACTTGCAGGAAAACATTGCGGACAATTACAGCGAGGCATTAGTGAACTTTTTCAAGTACATCACCACTTACGACCCCCAGCGGTGTATTCTCAACTGGATACATATCGTGACCAAACGGTTCGTCATGGAGCAGAACCGCCGTCACGGCCGCCTGCCCGTTTCTGAAAACGTGAACGTCTATTCGCTGGCCTCGTCGCTGAGCGATGAAGACGAGACGCACGGCAACGCTATGGGAATGGAGAACTACCGGGAGTTCTACAACGACGAAATCCTTCGCGCCCTCGACTCGCTCAAACCCATCTACCGGGAAGCCCTGCTGCTTCAGCAGGCGGGGTACAAGTTGGAAGAGATTGTCGAGATTTCATACCGGAACGGCCACATGAAAAGCCGGAGCCTCGACACGATGAAGAGCCGGATTTTCCTTGCGAAACAGCAGATGCGCAAACTCATTACGCCCGATGGAGAGAAACGATAAGGCCCGTGTGACAGTGGCACTGTTCGAAACGCTCGTGCGCCGGCTCATTGACGCCTCGTTCCGCTTTCCCGGAGGGGAATCGGGCCGGCGGGCGGTGGCGGGCTGTCTGGAACTCCTGCGTACCAACAGCGGCGGGGAGCTCTCCGACGAGCGTATCGCGGACTTCTGCATCTGTCAGGTACATGCCATCAGCCGTTTCGATGCGGGCTACCTCGTGCATCGGTGGATGCCTGCGCACTCCTTCGGCCCCAAAGCCCGGGAACGTTTCGCCGCCACCACACCGGTACGCCGTTATCACGAGGACCGGTGGCTTCAGGAGGCCGGGCTCAACCGTGCCGCCTTGCCGCTGCTGCTCAAAGACCGCCGGGAACATCCCCTGTGGCAGTTCCTCGACCCGGCATACGAGGAGGCGACCAAACAGCGGGTGGTGAACACGCCTGTGGGTTACTACGTCTGCGGCATTTCGACCTTGCTGTGGAATCCGTTCTCGGCCGCCTGCCGGGAATGCTCCCGCGCCGAACTCTGCCGCAAACGTACCGCCGCCCGTTATCCGGAGCTCTGCCGGTTGCGCCGTGAAGAAGCTGAAAGGAGGAGCCGCCCATGAAAAACGCACCTGTCAATCCTCTGTCGGCGGAGTTCCTCTACGAGCTCTACGCCGCCGCCCTGCGCTACGACACCCTGTGCGGTGTAGTGGCGGAGAACATGCGCAAGGAGTACCTGCCGGACCGCAGCTTCCAGAAAATTCAGGAGGTCATTGCCAACCACTACCGCACCTACAAGTCCCCGCCGACGTATGCCACGCTCTCGCAGACATTCCAAGGCGACTACGATGCCATCGAACTGTTGGAGACCTTCCGCGAGTACGAGGAGGAGAACACCAACACGGAATCCCTTACCGACCTGCTCGAAGGTTACATCAAGGGCGTGCGGTTGCAGAAAGTCTATACCGAAGTCGGCAAGCTCTACAACCAGAACCGTCAGGACAAGGCCGAGGCGTTGCTCGCCGAATATGCCGGATGGCTCTCGTCGTTCACGCTACGCACCACGGCATTTGTGGACGTGGCGAAAACCTTCCGGGAGCGTTTCGAGCACAACCGCCGCCGTGAAGCCGAGAGCCGCGAAAACCGACTGCCGCAGGTGTGCCGCTTCTACATCCCGTACCTCGACGCCCTGAACGGCGGCCGGAACCTCCGGGGGCAACTGACCTGCTTTCTTGCATCAACAGGCGTAGGCAAATCCCATCTCGCCAAGCACATCGGCATCCGTGCCGACATCGACGACGGGCTGCATGTGTTGCACTACCAGTTGGAGGGCTCCGAGCAGGAGGCGTTGGACGCCTATTCGGGCGGGATGATTTCCCGCAATGCCTACTACTTCGAGCAGGGAAAGATTTCCGACCGGGAGTTCAAGCACTTCGAGGAGCTGGTGATGGGCTATGCTGGCAGTATCACGGTGCGTTCGTTCCCGCGTTTCGCCGCCCGCATCTCGACGATGGACATCAAGAACGGCATTGCTGAATACCGCAAAATCAACGGCTACTCGCCCGATGTGGTCATCGTGGATTCGATGGACCTGCTCACCGATGCTACCCGCCGCCAATGGGGAGCCGAGCACGAACGCTCGAAACGCATTGCCGTAGCGAACGACCTCAAAGACCTTGCGGCGGACGAGAACGTGTGGATGGTTGTGACCTACCAGAGCACCATAGAAGACCGGGACTGGCTCAACAACGAGCGGAACGTGCTGACCGAATACAACTGTTCGGAGGCGAAGGGACTGGCGCGGCCCTGCACGCACCTTATATCGCTCAACCAGTCGTCGGCCGAGCGGAAAGAGTGCCTGATGCGCCTGCATGTGGCCAAGAGCCGTTTTTTCCGGAAGGGAGACACCATCAAAATCGCCACCGACTACGACAACGAGGTGTTCTATGACCCGCAACGGTCGATGAGTTTAGCGCAAGAGATGTAAGTTTCTTGCGTTTTTCATTGAATCGCAAACGTTTTGTGTTACTTTTGCGATGATATGTTGGAATATGGAGTAAACAGGAAACTCGTCAAGAGAGTAAAAGAGATCCTTCGCAACTGCAAAGGCCGCAAGATGACGGAGCGGTTTGCGTGCGATGTCTGCCGGGTCGTGTATGATTCGGGGTGGGTCTATGCTGCCGATGACGGGGATTTCCATATCTGCCATTCCTGCCGCAACAAATATCTTACGGGCAAAATGCAACGTTGGAGGCTTTATTCGTCCTCTTTTGAATCCAGCAAAAAGAAGCATTAAGAGGTAATCTGCCCATCAGCCAAATAAAAAATTATTCTTTCCATAACCCGCCGCGATTCGTGGCGGGCTATTTCTTTATATGTACGTCACAGGGAAAGAATATGATTTGCTGGTGACCGAGCTCCGGGCGGAGCTTGGGGCGCGGACAGACGGCGGCGGGAAGAACCTCATCGCACGGTGTCCGTTCTGCGGCAAAGAGGGGAAATTCGGGGTCTATATCGGCAAGGAGACGGTGCGCAAGAAACCTTTCATGGCGCACTGCTTCTCGTGCGGACGCTCGACCACCACTTTGGGAAAGCTGCTCGAAAGCCTCGGCCGGATGGACCTGCTGCCGACGGAAACGGTGGCATTCGACGAGCCGCTTCCCAATGCACTGTTCCCGTTGGAGGATGCGGAGGACGAGGTGGACGACGAATTGGGTATCGTTTCCCTTCCGGAATACTGGCGGCGTACCTTTACCCATCCTTATCTGCAAAGCCGGGGATTTACCTACGACGATTACGACCGCTTTCCGGCGGGCACTACCTGCCGGCTGAACCGCCGCTGGGACGACTACGTGATCTTTCCCGTCATCGACGCGGGCGACACGGTGGGTTACGTGGCCCGCCATACGTGGAGCAAGGAGGAAATCGACCTCCATAACCGTCGTGCCGCACGCAACGGAGACTACAAAATCCTGCGCTGGCGCAACTCCACCGAGAACGACTTCGTGAAGCTGCTCTATCATTACGACGGCATCGTGGAGGGTGAGACCGATACGGTCATCCTGACCGAAGGCATCTTCGATGTGGTCGCCCTGACCCGCAAATTAGACCTGTACGACAACCGCCGTATCGTCGCCGTCGCCACCTTCGGAAAGAAAATATCCCGTACCCAAATCTACAAACTCCAGACGAAAGGCGTCCGCACGGTAGTCATCGGCTACGACGGTGACGCCGTGGAAGCCGTCAAGCACACCGCCTCGGAGCTCTCCGCCTATTTCGAGGTCTTCGTAGCGGATATTCCCGATCCGGAAAAAGACTGGGAAGACCTTACGGCAGAAGAGATTTACCGTGTTTTCGCCTACGGGTTGAAAACGCCTGTCGAATATCAACTTACCAAAATACAACAGAAATAGCATGAACGAATTACATGAATGGCTGGAAGCGCACCGCATCGCTTACCGGCCCATAGACCGTGAAGTGGTCGAAATCGATGGTCTCGGCAAACTGTTCCTCGCGGACCTTTCCGGCATAGAATCGATTTTCCGGGTAAAGGGCGCGGAGGTGGAATTCAACCTGATGGAACGCCCGGAGGTGCTGCTGTCCGAGGGCATCGAATACGTCGCTTTCCCATTCGGGGACAACTGGTACTACTACTCCCTCCGGGAGGGCTTCGGTCTGAACATCCTCAAATACGTGGGGCGGCGGGTTCCCTGCAAGCGAAAAACCCCGTTTGTGAACTTAGGTGTCCATACGCCCTACGAACTGCTCAATGCTTCGGGCGACGTGTCGCTGTGGGTGCGGAAAGCCGTATGGATGGGCCATACCGCCCTCGGTATCTGCGACCGGAATACGATGGGTGCGACGCTGGCGTTGCAGAAAGCCTGCGACAAGGCCGGCATCCGTCCCGTCATCGGATACACCTGCACACTGGCGCACGAAGGCGAAAAAGTGGAGGTAAAAATCTACTGCCGGAGCCAGCGCGGACTCAGGAACCTGCTGCGCATCCAGAAAGCCGTCATGGTGGATGCTGCGGATGCGACCGTTCCGCTTCCCGAACTGCTCCGCCGGGGCGAAGGAAACGTATTGGTATTCGGTAAACTCTCGCCATTCTGGATGGAAAAGAACCTGCTTGCGGTGAAATCCCTGCGGGAGACCTTCGACAACGTATTCTACCAAGTGGATTTGTCGGAGTACAAGGCCGAACGGCTGGATGCCGAGGTGCTGAAGGCGACCGCCCATTTCTTCCACACCTTCTACGACGAGCGGAACGACAGTTTTCTGGTCGAGCCGGTACTCATCGCCGACTGCTACTATCCGGACAGAGACGAGGCCCGCACGAAAACCGTGCTCAACAAAATCGCTACGGGTGCCGCCCATGCCCAAAGCGACGACCAATACTTCAAGGACACCGATGAACACTATGCCGCCCTCTGCGCGCTCTTCGACGGCAAGCGGTGGGACACGGACGCGCTCTTCGAGCGAATGTGCCGCCATACGGTAGAAATCGCCGAGGGAGCCGAAGCCCGTTACCAGACCGAACGGAACTACATGCCCCGTTACGACATGACGGCAGAGGAACAACGGCGTTACGGCGACCGTTACGCCATGTTCCGGCAACTGTTGGAGGACGGCTTCCGGCGGCTCGTGCCCCGTGAGCGTGCGGAGGAGTACCGCAAGCGGTTGGAGAAAGAGGTCTATATCCTCGAATCGACCGACAACATCGACTACATGCTCGTGCAGTACGACACGGTAAACTGGGCGCGCCGTAACGGCATCCTCGTGGGGTGCGGACGCGGTTCCGCCGGCGGGTCGCTCGTGCTGTACCTGTTAGGCATCACGCTCATCGACCCCATCCGGTACGACCTGCTCTTCGAGCGTTTCCTGCTGCCCGAACGTGCCGGTCTCTATCCCGACCGTGTAACCCGCCTGACCGACCGCGTGCTGTCGGACCATGCCGTCCGCATCCGTTTCGACAACGGCGTGACCCTGCGGCTCGACCGGGACGCCGAATTAGTGATTGTCCGTGACGGGAACCGCCTCACGGTCTATGCCGACCAGCTCCGTGAGGCGGACGACGTGCTTTTCGACAACCGCGACCTGTTGTTCAACCTGCAAGGCGACCTCCTATGAAAATCGTACACATCCAGCAGGAACAACTTCCGGAGCGCATCCCGATAACGGACAGCTTTGCAGGCGACGGCTACCGCCAAGGTCCCGGCGGCCAGCTCCCCGACGTGGACATCGACTTCCAGTCCGACCGCCGGCAGGAGGTCAAGGAATACTTGGAGCAGCGGTACAACACCGACGGGCGGCAGCAGGTCTTCTCCGCCGGTACGCTCACCACCCTGAAAATGAAAGCCGTACTGAAAGACGTCAGCCGCGTACACCGTGTGCCGGTCAGTGTGGTGAACTACATCACGGCCATCTTCGGGGACGACAACATGAGTTGGAACGACCTGTTCAAGCTGGCCGCCACCAACAAGAAAGTCCGGGACTTCATTTTACGGTACCCGAGGGTCATCGAGGACATCCGCCCGCTTATGGGGCAGCCGCGTTCCGGTTCCGTCCATGCCTCGGCCATCATCATCACGCCCAAGCAGCAGGACGGCGAGCCGATGGAATGCTTCGACTACACACCCATCAAGAAAGTGGACGACCTGCTCATTTCCGAGCTGGACGGATACTCCATCGACGATGTCGGGCTGCTGAAAAACGACTGTCTCGGCATCAAGGAACTGTCTAAAATACAGGCCGTCATCGACATCTGCAACCGTGAATACGGTGCGGGGCTCTCCTTCGAGGGAATCGTGCGCAGCGGACTGGACGACGGGAAGACGTACCGCATCCTGTCGGAAGGCTACACGCAGAACGTCTTCCAGTTCTCCTCACCGGGCATGACCCGTTTCCTGCAAGACATGCGGCCACAGAGCATCGGTGACCTGATTGCCGCCGGAGCGTTGTACCGTCCGGCGACGCTCGATTCCGGTTCGGCCGAAAAATACCTTCTCTGCCGCCGTGAGGAAGTGGCACCCGTTTACCTATGGGGAACCTACGACGCCCTGAAAAACACCTACGGCGTACTGGTCTTTCAGGAACAGCTCGCCCAGATGGCGCGTGAAGTCGGCGGTTTCTCGCTGGCCGAGGGCGTGCGGCTGCTGAAACTCATCTCCAAGAAAAAAATCGACGTCATCCGCGCCATGAAGGAGAAATTCATGACGGGAGCTGCTGCCAAAGGGTGCCCCAAAGAAGACGCGGGACACATCTGGGAGATGATTGAGGCCGGCGGCGGTTACCTCTTCAACGCCAGCCATGCCACCGCTTACGCTGTCACCAGCTACGTGGGAGCCTACCTCAAAGCCAACTATCCGACGGCCTTCTACACCGTGGCGTTACAGTGGGCCGACGACAAGGAAATCCCGCTGCTGATGGCCGAGATGGAACTCTGCTCGAAAGCCCGCATCGTGCCGCCCGAAATCAATACCTCCCGGCAGGTATTCTTTACTGACTACGGCACCGATGAAATCTTCTGGTCGCTCGGCCGCATCAAACAGCTCGGGGCCAAAGCCGTTGCCTGCATCGTCGAGGAACGCGAGAAAAACGGCCCTTACACCTCCATCGAGCACTTCATCCACCGGATATTCCGGTACAAATTGAAGAAATACGCTTACTGGGACGACCCCGACAACGCCGAAGAATCCGTGCGTGTGCCGGTCAATGCCCGGCATGTGCGGAACATGATTCTGGCCGGATGCTTCGACAAAGTGGAAGGCATCGGTACGGTGACGGAACGTTACGGCGTGCTTGCCCGTGCAGCGGCCGAGCTGGGCTTTACGCTCTCGGAAAAAGACTTTCCGGAGGAGCTGGTCGGGCGGCACTACTTCTGGAGCCGCCAGCAGATTGCCGTGTCGGGCATCGGTTCGGTGGACTACCGCCGTATCTTCGAGGCATCCGAAGCCCGTGTGCTCGTGAAAGGCAAAGCCGCCTACCTGAGCCTTCACGACGTGCTCAACCCGGCCAGCGACGGACGACGTGCCGCCGTATGCGCCTCCGTCACTGAGTTGTCCGAGCACACGTACAAAGACCGAACGAGCGGCGAACGCAAGCGATTCGTCAAGCTGACGCTGCAACAGAACAACGACGTGGTGGAAATGGTCTGTTGGAGCGAGACCTGCGAAGCCTATCGGGAGAAAATCTCCGCCCTGAAAGACCGTATCGTCATCGTGTCGGGAATGGTCAGGTACAGCGACTATTCCGGCACGAACAACCTCCAAAGCACCAAATCGACTATTATTCATATCGTATGAAAACCAACTTATTCGGATAATATGGCAACACCCAAGACAGAACAAGGAATCTATACGGCCGTCGTCCTCGACTTCGAGACCGGCGGTCTGGACTGCACGCGCTGCGCCTGCACGCAGATAGCCATGCAGGCCGTCCGGCTCGACACCTTCGAGGTGCTGGGCCGCTATGCGAACTACATCGCCCCTTACGACAAACAGCCGTTGGGCGGGGCACCCAAACGCAAAGTGCTCAAAACCCGGCGGGAGGTCGAACAAGAGAGTTCCACCGAGCCGATGGACTATGAGACCGCCGCACTGAACTACACCGATATCACGATGGACCTGCTGCGGACACGTGGTGTTCCCCTGAAGCAGGTGGCGGCGGATGTCATCGACTTCGCCCGCAAGCATACCCTGAGCAAGGGACCCCGTTACAAGCCCGTGCTCATCGGGCAGAACATCCCGTTCGACGCGGGTTTCCTGCAACAGATGATGGCTTATGCCGGGTTGCAGAAAGAGTTTGCGCAGGTATTCGCCGGTACGACGGACTTTTTCGGAAACTTCCAGCCCCATTACCTCGACACCATCGATTTGGCACGGCTCTGTCTGGCTGCTGATCCGCAGGTCACGTCCTACAAACTGGAACTGGTAGCCGAACGTCTCGGTATCGAGCTGGACGACGCCCACGACGCCGATGCCGACGTGACGGCCACACGCGAGGTGGCCGCCCTGTGCAGCCGCCGTCTGCGGCAGAACGGGGATACAGATGTTTCGCAGCAGAGGACACCGAAAACGAGGGACCATTTCAAAATCTGAATCTATGGAAGAGAAGAAAGACGACAAGATAGAACGGGTTACATTCCGGGTGGAGGACCGCATGACTTACGGGGTGCTGAACTACGACGGCAACGAACTGATGGCCGCCATTACGGGGTATGACCTGAATGTGGTATTCAACATGCGGCTCATCAACTCGCTGGCGGATGCCGAGGCGTGTGCCGACGCGCTGGCCGATGTGTTTTACCAGACACTGATGGAGCAGCTTATCTCCAGAAAGGCGGATTTTATTCAACCGCCGAATAAGTAATCCTCTATTCTTTAATAGAAAGAACTCCGGCCCGGAACTTCTCCGGGCCTTTTTCAAATGACAACATGATGAAAAAGAAAGATAACGATAAGACGAACGAGGTGCTGCCGGCGGTGCCTGTCCCTTTGGCGGACAAGCCGCTGACCGAGGAAGAGAATAAGTTCTGCGAACTGTACGTCTCCGGCGGTCCGCTCTATGCCGGCAACCACCGCAAATGTTACGAGGAAGTGTTCGGCAAGGGCAAGAACGTACCCATCGCCAGCCGCCTGCTGCTGGGGCGTCCGCATATCTCGGCCCGCATCCGGGAGATGATTGACAGCGTACAGTTCGACGTCGAGACCATCGCCACCCGGTTGCAGGTGGCCGAGACACTCAAAGCGGTGATGAGCGAAACCTCCTCGGCCGAGTACACCGACAAATTCGGCGTACCGCTTTCCCCGGCACCATTGCGTGCCGTAGCCGTCAATGCCGCCAAAGCCCTCATGGAGCTTTATCCCATCAAATGCTCGCAGGAAACCAAACTCCGTATCGACGGCGGTGAGGGCGGCGTAGTCTTCAACGTCATCGTACCGCAACCCACGACGCCCCATGAGTGAAAATAGGAACCGACCGAAGTTCAGCCGCCGCACGGCAGAACGGGTGCTTTACATCCTCGTTATCCTCGGTTTGCTGCTGTACGGGCTACTGCGGGATTCCGAGGTCGCCGCCCGGCTTATGGAGGCCATTACGAATGCTTTTTCCATCTTAATACAAAATCCATCATGACACAAGTAAGAAACTTCATCAGCGACAACTTCCGGACGATTATCATCATCGTCTCGTTCGTCGTGACCCTCTATGTGCAGCACGTCAGCAACACCGAGCATATCAACGAACTGACACGCCGCTGCCAGACATTGGAGGTGAAAGTGCAGGACCAGTACGAACGTATCGACGCCATCAAGCTCGACAAGGCTGTCTTCGAGGCCACCATGACCCAGTTCACCTCCTTGCAGACCGACATCCGGGAAATGCGGGAGGACATCAAGGAACTCTTAAAACACAACCGATGAGCAGATGGATATTGTCTGTTGCGCTCCTCCTGTCCGCCGGACATATCCGGGCGCAAGACGCACGCTTCGAGTCGGCCGTAGCCTGTATCAAACGCTACGAAGGCATGCACGACCACCGCCATCTTCCGTATGTCGGTTACGGGCACAAACTCCTGCCGGGCGAATCGTTCCCGGCAATGACCGAGAAACTCGCGGACTCGTTATTGCGTGCCGATCTGAGAAAGAAATGCGCCGTATTCCGCCGTTTCGGAGCAGACTCCCTATTGCTCGGCGTGTTGGCCTACAATGTGGGTGAATACCGGCTGTTAGGGTACGGAAAACGGTCGAAAAGCCGATTGGTGTGCAAGCTCGAAGCCGGAGACCGGGATATTTATTCCGAGTATGCGGCATTCTGCCACTACAAAGGGAAAGCTGTACCCTCAATCCGGAGGCGACGCGAAGAAGAATTCAAAATCCTATTCATCAAATAAAAAGCGTTATGATTGCAAGAAATTCAAAAGTGAAGATAGTGGCATCGTCCCAGCTTACGGAGATGATGCTGGAAGAACTGGTCGGGAAAACGGGTGTCGTGTCGGAAGACCTGACCGGCCCCGAGCGTCGCGGATGCAAGGGGTATATGGTATTTCTCAAAGACCCGTACCAAGAGGAATACGAGTGGTTCATCCCCGCCGAATCGGTCTGCCATGCGTAAGAGTACCCTGTATTTGAGCCTCGCCGTGCTGTTGCTCGGTGGGGCTGTCGCAGTTCTATGGCAGCGCAACGGCTATCTCAAAGAGGAACGCAACCGCTACCGGAGCAATACCGAAGCGTTGCTGTCGGATATGAAGCGCATCCGTGTCGATTCGACGACGATGGCAGTGGATGTGAACGCGCTGCGGTTGCGGGTGGACGAATACAAGCGGCTACGTGCCGAGGATGCCGAGAAAATCAGGCGGCTCGGGGTGAAAATCAAACACCTCGAAGCGGCTGCACGGCATGAGGTTGAGGTAGCCGGACCGATAGACGCCGTGATACGGGACACGGTGGTTGTGCGGGATACGGTGCCGATACTGCGCCAGAGGGTGGAGATGATTACGCCGCACATCCAGCTTACGGGAATCATCGAGGACAACCGGCTGCGGGGTGAGATACGGGTGCCGGTGACGTTGCGCCAGGTGGTGTGGGTGGAATATAAGGGCTGGTGGTTCTGGCGACGGGTAAAGGCCGTACATCAGACCATTTCAAGTGATAACCCGTATGCGGAGATACGGTATTCGGAGTATATACAAATAGCAAAGAGCAACCGGTAA